ATTCTTAAACGTGCAAATAATTGCTGTGAATTTTGCGGAGTTAAAAACCACGATTTAGGGTTTAGAGGAAAAGACGGGAATTTCTATAATGATAATTTTATACATCAGCAATTAGAACTTTACGGAATAGATATGTTTGGAGAGCATATATCCGAAAAAGCAAAACACTTTAAAATAGTACTCACAATTGCACATTTAGACCACGATTTGAAAAATAACGACTATTCAAACCTAAAAGCATTGTGTCAAAAATGCCATTTAAATTATGACAAAGAGCATCATTCCAAAAATAGGAGTAAAACCATAAAATCAAAAAAGAAACTTGTTGAGCTTCCGTTTCCTTAAACTGAACGCTAACGTTTTACGGCTTGGTGTCTGTTATTTTGCCTTGCAGACATTTCAATCGTTAGATAAATTTAATAGGCAAAATAATAGCACCAAACTGCTGTTAGGTGCAGTGCTTCTCACAAATTTTCAAAAGATGAAAGACAAAGTAGAATACAGCGTTGTTTTAGCTGATGCGAAAAATCCAATGATTAAGCACATTGGAAAATCTGATACACTTCGAGGTGCAAAGAAAATAAGAGATAAAAGACGTATTCAATCAAATCAAAGATTATGGATTGGTAAATATGTAAATGGTGTATTGCAGGAGTCTTTTTAACATTGCACCTAACGGACGTGGGTATGAAGCGTGGCGGATTAGAAGCCGCAACCTATCTAATAACTTAAAACTTTAATAGATGAACGAAACTAAAAATACAGAACAGACCCGCCATGATTTATGCACTGGGCATATCTGCCCTTACTGTGGTGGCAAAACTGAATATATTGATAGTAGTTATGTTTATGGTAGAAGTTTCGGTATGATATACATTTGTAAGCCTTGTGATGCCTATGTAGGTGTTCATAAAGGAACGAATAAGGCTTTGGGTAGATTAGCAAATAAAGAACTAAGAGAAGCAAAGAAACTAGCACATTACTACTTTGACCAAATAGCAAAAACAAGCCTTATAAACAAGATTTGGCGTAAATGGATTCCAAATATAAGTAACCGAAACAAGGCTTACAAATGGTTAGCTATACAGCTTAATATGAATGAAGAGTTTTGCCACATCGGAATGATGGACGTTGAACAATGCTATAAGGTTGTAGAAGTGTGTAAGCCTTTCCTGCCTTGTGCATAACGGTTGGGTGTATGAGAAGGTTTGCTTAGATGAACTTTCAATTATACCACAACTGTTGATAGCAAACTTTCTTATACACCTTGTTAGCAGTAGTACGGTTTAAAAACGAATTATTATGAAAATTAAATATCCAAGAACATATCATTTAGAATGGTCAGAAGGTAAGGGTTCAGATGATAAAACACAATTTGATTTATCCAATTTTGAGGGTAAAGAGATTATCATTACCGAAAAAATGGACGGTGAAAATACAACTATGATGAATGAATATTATTATGCTCGTTCATTAGATAGTAATAACCATCCATCAAGAAATTTTGTAAAAGGAATATGGGGTAACATAAAACATAACATTCCTACTGATTTTAGAATATGTGGTGAAAATTTATATGCTCAACATTCATTAATATACAATAATTTACCAAGTTATTTTATGGTATTTTCAATATGGGATAAAGAAAAATGTTTATCGTGGGATGAAACAATTGAATATTGTAGTTTACTTGGTTTAACACCAGTTAATGTTTTATATCGTGGAATGTTTGATTTAGAACAAACTAAAAACTTTAAAGTGGACACCAACAAACAAGAAGGGTTTGTTATTAGACTAACAAGTGAATTTATGTTAGAAGATTTTCAGCAATCTGTTGTAAAATGGGTAAGGAAAGGACATGTTCAAACAGATGAACATTGGATGAATAAAAAAATAAAACCAAACGGTTTAATCGAAGCACTAATGTAGTATTACTGCTAACGTAAAATGTATGGTGCGTTGCTGCACCGAACTGAAATTGAAACTAAACACTAAAAACGATGGATAAAAATATCAACGAAGCACAGGAGCAATGCACCATACATAGTGTTGTATGCAGTTGTTATATGTGTGGAAAATCAATCGAGCAACCAGAAGAGCAGTTTGATATGTATGGAGAAATAGTCTGCCAAGATTGCTATGATTACAATCAATATCAAGCATTACAAGATGGTGGAGGTATGTAGTTTTACAATTGCATACAACGTTCCGCAGCTTTGTTTAGTGCGGGATTATGGAAACGAAATTATCAACTTAAAATAAAATAACAATGAAAAACGAAAATTTGAATGAAGCGGGAAGCCCCGCATTGAACAAAGGTGCTGTTATAACCAGTGCTTTAAAGGAAGGTGATGTAATAGAGATAAGCGGCTATTACTTCGATTGGGTAGTAAAAAACGGCTACTCGGAATTGCTTAAAAAGGATGGAATATACGCTATTGCACAAGGTGGTTTAATTCATAGCGACTTGGAAGGTAGCCGTATTTTACGGATTAATGGTAAGAAGGTCGTTTAGCATTGGTTATAACGTCAGGGATATACGAAGTTTTTCTGGAACGAAGTGGAAGAAAAATTTGGGTGAAGCCCGAGCCGAGGGCTGAACCGTATATCCCTTGTTATACGCCCCGACGACTGAAAGGAGGAGAGCGCAGCGTGGCACGAAGCGTAGCGGAGTGAGTTCAAAAAATATTTTTCGTTCCCATTTATCATGATAGGCTTTCCTCAATTCTTATAAATTTGATTTTTTCCGTTTTGAAAAATGAAAGAGGGGTTAGGGGTGAATTTCATTTTTCAAAACTCCTTATTGTTTCAAAAAAGAATCTTCAAAACTATTATATGTTTTTTCAAGAATTTTATTGGCTTCATCTACAAGTCTTTCATATTCTTTATAGTTTTTAATATACTCTTTTGCGTTTTTATTTTGAATCTCTATATCTTTAGGGACTGGAACTAAAAGATTTTTCATATCACTTGGATACAAATGAGATGTTTGCCCTCTTTTTTCTCTATTTATTAGCAAGAAATAATTTTTTGTGTTAAATAACTGCAACAAATAATATGGATTAACAATCTTTTTATTCGCTCTTATATTTATTAGCTCACCTACAAAAGTAATTTCTTCATGCTTAAATTCTTCAGGAACATTAACTATGCAAGGATTTCTACCCAAATATTCAGCTTGATGGGCTGATGACAAGATTAAAATATCACCGTCCTCAATAATTTTCTGAGATGCAACTTCAGGTATAACATTTTCTGTTAAATTAATATCAACTTTACCCGCCTTTAACGACGCAACTTTTACTATTTTTGGGTCATTCGGACTTTCTGAATAATCTTCTTTTGCAGGTGTTGTTCCGTTAAAAATTCCAACTGATTCTTTTTTTCCAATTTTTACCTTTTGGCAAACGTCTTTTAGTTTTAATAATGGATATTTTGATTTTTTAACTTCTTTAATAATGTCTTCAAACATTGGGGAGTAGTAGTATGCATCGAGTCTGTTGTTATTTAATTGGCTTATTTTTTTTACAAAAACTGAATGTGTATAAAACTTTTTTCCATTTTTAAATTCTTTAAATTTTTCTACAATTTCAGGTAATTCATTTTTATCCTTTCTTCCAGTTCCGTCATAACCAACTTTATTTGCTAATGCACAAAAAACATCATTGTCTTTAATTTCTTCGTCTTTACCTCTTTTTCTCATTATGAAAATTGATGATTTTAATCCTGCACCATAATGAACAAATGTTACTTGTGGTAAAGAAAATATTCCCTCAATTTCAAATTTTTCTTGTATAAAATCTCTTACATATTTTAAGGTAGTATTTGTTAGTATTCCGTCGGGTAGAATTATTGCTAATCTTCCTGTTTCTTCTTTAATAAATTCCCAACATCTTTCTATAAAAAGAATCTCGGTTTTTTGAGTTTTTCTTTCCTTTCCATTTTTATCTTTCCCGAAAATAAATTCTTTAAGATATGGTTTTTCCTCTTTTTTGATTGTTGCACCAAAAGGAGGATTTGTCAGAATTAAATCAAAAGAGTTTTTTTGAAATTTTTGATTTATCGATTGAATTTTTGTAAATCTTTCTAAGGCATCAGAGCAAATAACATTGGTATGCCCATCATCATGAATAATCATGTTCATTTTTGCTACCCTTGCTATACGCTCACTAACTTCTATTCCAAATAGATTGTTAGAGGCAAAATCATGCCAAAATTTGAAATGATCTGCTGTTCCTTGGTCATAGTATTCACCAGCGAGATTCCTAACATAATCTAAAGCGTGTAATAAAAAACCTCCACTACCGCAAGCAGGGTCTAAAATTTTCGAATTATTATCAAGATCACATAGTTTTAAAATAAAACTAACAACTTCTCTGGGGGTAAAATACTGTCCCTGCTTGCCTTTGAAAAAATCTTCCATGAATCTTTCAAAAGCAACTCCTTTAGTATCTAAATCGGTTTTTGATAAGTTTACACTTTGTAAATGGTTTACTACAGTTAAAAGTTTAGAAGCATTACTTTTTATTGTATCTGTAAAAACTTCTGGATCTATGGATTTCGCATCTTCGTATAACTTAGTTATTCTTTTGTGAACCGATTCAGCTGTTTCATGGGTTTTAATCTGGAAATCGTAAGCATCGCCTTTTTTTCTTGCGATTTGTTCATCACGAATTTTTACAAAAATAATTTTACTTAATTCATCAAAAGCATCTATAGGCGCCATTTTACCGCCATCCCATAAAGTATTATTGCACTTTTCAAGAATACGGATTAAATCATCTTTTGAGACTGGCTTAATATCCCAATTTTCATCACCTTTTTTAAATCTAAATTCTTGAACTTTACCGAAATTTATCGGAATGTCTGCAATAATATTTTTTTGTCTTTCTGTGGGTGCAAAATTTTTAACATCAAAAAATCTACGGGTATTACCTGCAACAACACCAGCAAAAAATGCTCTTAATGAGTTTGTGTTTCCAAATGCCTGTTCAATGGCTTGTTCAAATTCAGCATCAGAAACTCCATCTTTTTTACATTCAATTATAATATGAGGTTTTTGTTGGGCATCATCTTCAAAAATAACTATATCTGCTAAATCGTTAGGAGTTCTTCTTGGTACTTTAATTTCAAAGTTTATTTTTCTTGGACTATATTGATATTTTTCAATTAACTCAACATAATACTCTGCTCTAACTTTTTCTTCTGGATCAGAATATTTGTAGCACTTATTTTGTGCTAAATAGGTAATTTTTTTGCCATCTGTAGAAATTTCAATGTATCCCTTTTGAATACCTATTTCGATAAAGTTTTTTTGATTTGTCATATTAACCGCCATTTATAAGTTAAAGTTGTATTGATTATATAAGTTTTGTCTTTTTAAATAAATCATTTTCGGAGCGAAGCGGAGAAAATACCATATTATCCCCCTCTATAAATAAAGAAAAAATCAAATTTATTCCCCTTTGAAAGCCTATCATTCCCTATTTTCCGTTAGAAAAATATTTTTTGAATTGCGTATAACTTGTGTATATGATAACACTTTGTTAACTTTATATTTTTGAAATGAATAACAAAAAGGTATACCAATAATTTTATATTTATATTGTTTTTCTAAAATTTTCATTTTTCATATATTTTAATGCTCTATGAAATTTTAATATATTTTTTACAATTACAATTTTATTATAAAATAAAGACATTTTAAAAATCATAAAAATACTTGAATTTAATAAATTCAAAATTATTTTTTTATCAAAAGATTTAAGATAATAATCATCTTTACTTTTTTGATATACTTCTTTTTTATAATCTGAAAGTTTTTTAATATTTAACATTCTATAAAAGTAATAATAAACCTTTAAAAAGTAAAAATCATGGAAAAAATAGCTCTTTTTAAATCAAATGAAAATAAACAATTTATTTTAAGAAACATTAAACTGAAAAGAATAATTTTTTCAGATTATTTTGTTCAAAATGTAATTGAATATTGTAATGATTTAGGTTATTTCACAAATATTCAAAATGAAAGAAAATTACCTGTTATTTCAACTAAAGATCATAAAAAGAAATTATTTATTCAAGAAAAAAATAATAATTTTATTTTAACAAATTCAATTCCCATTTATGATAATTCTTTTAATATAATTGATCATATTATTATTGAAGAAAATTTAAGTGATTTATTAATAGCTAAATCCTTATATTATATTGCAACTCAAAAAAACTTAATATTTCCAGATGAATTTTATGATAATAGTTCTAATTTTAAAAGACATCTTATTTATGGAATTCAATATTTTAATATAGGGAAAAATGAAGATTTACTATATTAATATTTTTAGTATAATTATACTTATTTTTTGTTCTTACTTTTTGTTATATTGGAAATTTTATATTCTTTTATTTATTACTATTTTTACAATAATATTATTAATTATTTATTTCATTAAAAATAAAATAGATGACATATAGTGATTATATACCAACATTTGAAGAATTTCAAAAAGAAATAAAAACGATTTGGAATAGTGGAAATTTAATTAATGCTTATGAAGAAATTCGTCAATTAATTTTATTTAACAAATCATTTGAAGAAAAAGGATATTCTTATCAAATGATAATTAATAAATGGAAAAGTTCATTAGAACAATGGAATTTAACTTATGGAGAAACAGATCCTAAATATTTAAAAACTATAGAAAGAGATGCTAAAATGACAATAGAAAAATTTGTCGATACTAAAGCATATGAATCTGAATATGGCAAACAAAGTATACAGCATCCAAGAAATAAATATTTATTTCCTCCAGGATATGAAATAAATGAACTTTTAGGGTTAGTGCAAAAAATAGATCAAACCATCAAAGAAAGAAGGGAGAATATAATAAATGGCAAAATTAAATACCAAAAAAAACAAAACTAATTTTGATAATACTTTATTAAGTAAGGTTCCTCCACAAGCAATTGATTTTGAAGAAAAAGTACTTTCTATGTGCTTTAGAAATAAAAGTGCATTATTAGAAGCAATAAATATTCTTAAGCCTGAAATGTTTTATAAAGAAACACATCAATTAATTTTTAAATCAATAATTTCATTAAATGAAAAAAATTCACCAGTAGATATAATTTTATTAAAAGAAGAATTAATTCGTAATAGTTCATTTGAAGAAATAGGTGGAATTTCTTATTTATTAATGATTGATTCAGGATATACTGCTCATACAAATGTAGAATATTATTGTCGTATCATACTTCAGAAATATATGTTAAGAGAATTTATTAAAATTTGTTCTGAAGATATAAACAATGCTTTTGATAATACGAATGATCCATTTGATGTTTTAGAACAACATGAAAAAAGAATGTTGGATTTATGGAATCCTGCATTTTTTAATCCTAAATTAAGTACTAAATCTGTTTCCAGTATTTATGAAGATTTATTAAATAATAATCCTGAAAATTCTGAACATATAGCTAATTTATTACTTCATACCGGTTGGAGTACTTTTGATACATTTGTTGAAACAAGAAATGATAAAATTGTTATGATTGCTGGAGCAGCAAGTGAAGGTAAATCAAGATTTGTTGCTTCATGGATGTTTAGAATATTAAAAAAATATCCAAACCTTGTTTCTGTAAATTGGATTACTCTTGAAGATAGTGCAAAAGATGTTTCTTCTTTTTATTTTAGTCAATTAGCAATGATTTCAATTAAAGAATTAAAACGAAGAAAAATTAATGAAAATCAAAAATTATATTTACAAGGATTATTAGAAGAATATCGAAAATTTGATATTGAATTTGTAGAAATAAGCAATACTATTGAATCTTTAACAAGAGGATTTGAAAAATTTTGTGTTAAAAGAGAAAAAAAATTCAATATAATGGTCATAGATAATATGTTGGCTGTACAAGGTTCAATTAATACCCGGGGAAATACAGAAGTATCATCTAATGATGCTATAATGAAAAAGATACTTAATACAAAACAAAAAACAAAAGGACTTATAATATGCATTCATCATTTTAAAGATGAACAAAGTCAAAATATATCTGCAAATTTAAAAACAGGTTTTAGACCCAATCTTACTTCAATGAAAGGTTCGGAAGCCTTTTATAGAATTCCAGATCAAGTATTATTAATAAATGCACCACGAATGAAAAAACAACTTATTAATGATTACATTGGTCCACAAAGAGAAATTTTAAATAAACTTATGATTGTAGATCCTGGAAAAATCAGAGATGATACAAATGTTGATGATACAACTCTAATGTATTTTTATGCACAATTAGATTATGCCGCCTTTTTTGAAATTCCAAAAGTAATTAAATAATTATAAACATTTAAATTTTAAAGTTATGACAAACAATGATTCATTCTCAAAAAAAGTTCTTGACCTTGCAGAAAGAATGTTTGAACATTATTCTAAAACAGATCTTCAATTTGCAAAAGAAATTATTGATTTAAAAGAAGAATTTGAAAAATTAAAAAATTCAAATGATTCGTCAGAACCAAAGGTTTCAAATTCTGAACCTAAAAATGAAATTATTCCCGACAATTCACCTTTTTAAAACATTAAATATATAAAACAATGAAAAAAACTATTGAAATTCAAAAAATTAAAGTTATTGACGACTTAAAAGTTAATTTAGAGGGTCAAGCATTTGCATTTATCGGTAAAAATGGAAGTGGTAAATCAACAGCAATACAATGTATTGAAACAATTTTTGCAGCCAAATCACAAATAGTAAATCCTGTTAAAAAAGGTGAAAAATCAGGTTCTGTTACTTTTAATGGATCTGATAAAAATGGAAATCCTATTATGATTTTATGGGAAGTTACTGAAGATGGAATAGGTCATTTTAAAGCAACAATAATAGAAAATAATAAAGCAAAAAACATTACAAATGTTACAAAAATTCAAGAATTAATGGGTGTATATACACCTATAAATGTTCAAGAAGCTTTGTTTGCTATGAGGTATGCCGAAACTCGTAAAAAATTTATTAATGATTATATTTTACCTTGTATTGGACTTGATAATATTATCAGATTAAATGAAATTGATCTTTTAATTTCGGACTCTCGTAAAAAAGAATGTCAAAATAATTTATATCATACAAGAACAGAATTAAAGAAAGAACATGAAAAAATTTTAGCACAATATGATGCTATTAATATTCCAGAAGATATTTCTTCTTTAAAAGAAGAAGATATTATAAAATTAAAGAAATCTTTAGAAGAAAAAACACACAACTTTAATGAATTAAAAAATTCTTTATTTAATAATAATTTGTTTATAGATAAATTAAATCAAGAATTAAAAACAATAGTAAATGTAGGAATTAAAATAAACGAATTTATAAAAAATTTCACAAAAGATAAAAATGATGAATTAGTTTTTATTAAACAAGATTTGTTAAATGTATATAATAAATTAAATAAATATTATGAAACAAAACAAAATGATGCAATGTATACATCAAAAACATTTTATGATTTAGAAAAAGAAATATCTGAACTTAAAACTCAATATGATAAAATAATAATGTATTCTCAAATGGTTGAACAAAAAAAGGAACTTAAAATTAAAAGTGAAAAACTATTTGAAAATATTGTTTCAAAAAATAATGAAATGGAAAAATTAAAAAAAGAAAGACAAACTATTTTATCTTCAAATAAACTTCCTGCAGGTTTAGAATTAAATGATAATGAAAATTTAACTTTTGATGGATTTCCATTTCATGAAACATCAGTATCTGAAACAAAAGCTAACATTGCAATGTTGAAATTAATGACAGCAGTTAGTAATTCTGAATTATTAAATATTGGAGATTGGAGCAAATATGATTCTGAGTCTAAAAAAGAAATAATTGAATTTGCTAAAAAGGAAAATCGTATCTTAATTGGTCAACAAGTTACAGAAAATGAAAATGTAGAATTATCCGTAATAATTAAATAAATATGAAAACAAATTTAATAACATGCCCTAAATGTGGTAAATATTATACATTTAGTCCTCAAATTAAACACATAAAAATTTATGGCCATTGTATTAATTGTAAATCTTTAAAAAAAGAAAATTATGAAAACAAAAAAAATTAAAAATTTATTAGAAAACATTATCAATAAATTTATTGAAAATGCTTTTAATTCATCAAATAAAAAATTAGATGATGAAATGAAAAAAATATTCATTAAACATAGTTTTATTACTGGTGGATGTATACCATCATTAATAATGGATGATTATGTTAATGATATTGATATTTATATAAATGAACCATCTTTGGCATATGAAATTACTAATTACTTCATTAAAATTGCAGAAGAAAAAAATATCAAAAAAATAATAGAAGGAGAATATTGTACTTATCATTATGAAGATGAAAATAAATATTTAGTTAATTTTAAATCTCCAAATTCTATTAATTTTAATGGAAATCCTAAAATTCAAATTATTTCAAAGTATGCTGGTCTTCCAGAAGAAATTATAGATAAGTTTGATTTTTTACACATAAAATCATATTATGTTATTTATACAAAAGAACTTCATTTTGTAAAAAATGTACATGAAACTTTGTTTAATAAAGAAATAATTTATACTGGTAGTGATTATCCATTAAGTTCTATGATTAGAGTTAATAAGTTAATTAAAAAAGGGTGGTCTATAGAACCATATTATAATTTACTTATTGCATTAGATTTACAAAAATATGATTTAACAAATAAAAATGTAATAATTAATCAATTAACTGGTATTGATCCTTTATATATTAACAGTAAATTAAATGCTTTAATAAATGACAAATTAAATATTAATGAGAGAATAAATGATATTATTGATGTATTTAAAGAAAATGAAACACAGTTTTACTTTTAAAAATTAAAATTATGGAAATAAAAATTTTAGAAATCAAAAAAGATAAAGTAATAAAAGATTATCGTCTTTATTATTTTTATGATGAAGCTGGTAAACAATATGAATATTGGTTAAAGGATACATATAATTTACAATATAAAGTAAATGATATTATTGTTTTTGATCCAGTTGAAAAAACAGATAAAGATGGTAATATTATTATAAAAATAAAAGGACCCAAAAAGAAAGGAGAATATACAAGATCATATAATGACCCTGAAGCTGTAAAATTAAATGCTAAAACAATGTCACTTGGTTTAATCATTAAATTATTTAAATCTTTAAAAATTCAACCTGAAACCGAAAATCAAATTTTTAAAGGATCTGATATAATTTATGCATGGTTAATTAAAGATGAACTAACAAGAGATACAATTTTAAATCGATATCATATTCTTGATGAATATATGAATTGTCTTGAATTTGATTGTTTTAAGGATGTTAAAACACTTGAAATATTATTTGAAAAATCAGACAAAATTCTTTTTGATATTAGTAAATCTATTTTAGAATGAACTATACAGCAACATTTATAAAAAATATTCAAAAAGCAATACAACCAACACAAGGTATAAAGATAGAACAACAAAGAAGACCTCCTAAAATTTATTTTGACGAGAAAAATCATATTAAAACAATTATTGTTTCTCAAACTTTGCTAAAAGCACATTCTTTTAAAGGTGAGAAAAATGATCTTTGTTGGAAACGTTTTTATCATGAAGATTTAATTCATTCTCATCAAAAGAAAATAACATTACCTATGTTATATGGATTGTATTTTGAACAGCAATGTATTGGTAGGTCTCGTTATGATGATAAAACTGAATTACCAAGAAAACAAAATGGGCAAAAAACTATTGATCACATAAGAATTGATGAACAAGTTTTTTTATTTAAATCTAAAATAAATGAATATGGAATTCTTCTTGATCCTATTGATGGTGGTTATCGAAATGTACAGGTACAAGCCAGAAGAAAATTAAAGTTAGCAGGATTTGAAGGAATAGACATATTTTTAGAGGGTGTTGCAGATATTGTAACACCATTAGAATATGAAAACTATAATTGGCCAATGGCTATCTGTGATATAAAACTTACAAAAGATAGATTTGGTGGTTGGGGAAGAAATTCTTGGGAATATCCTGATAATAGAGATCATATTCAAGCAATAGTTTATAGTAAATTATTTAATTTACCCTTTTTTTATTGGGTTTTTGATTATAAATCAACAGATCGTGGAGAAGTAATATATCCGGTAAATACTAATGTCGAACATTCAGATTTCAGAAAAGCAAATGAAGCAAAATTACGTATTATAGAAATGAATGAAAGAATTAGGTCATATTGTGCTGATATAATAACAAACAATAATATATGGCCTGTAAATCCAAGATATGAAATTTGTAAAATGTGTTCAGTCTTGGAATGTAAAAGTAGAAATACAATTAAAGAAATATAATTATTAATTTAAAACCTAAAAAAATGAACTCTATTTTATTTGAAGACAAAAAACCTGTAAAAGTAATTTCTTTAGAACAATTAAAAGAAACAACAGTTTTAAGTGAGTTTGATGGTAAATTACCAAAATCAAGACCAATTGAACATTTTGAATTTATTGAAAAATTAACAAATATGTTAGAAACAAAAAAACATCCATTTACTGTTTCTGATATTATTGTTGCAAAAAGTGAATCTAATAAAATTAAAGCATTAGATCCTAAATCTGTAGGAAATCCTAAAAGTTGGGTTTTTAGAAGATTAATAGCAAAAATTATTCTTAATGGTCAAACAGTATCAAATAAAGAATCAAATTCTGCTATTGCAATAAGTTATGATACACCTGGTATTTGTGTTGCATTTGGTCAAAATGTTAATATTTGTAATAACATGTCCATCTTTGGAAATAAATACATGACAACCATTGGTAAATCTTCAACTGTTTTTGATAAAATGCTTGAAGTGTTAGAAAAATGGATTAGTGAATTAGAACAAATCAGAGAACATGATTTACATATTTTTAATCAATTAAAAAATTATAAAATTGATTTACGAATGGGTATTTCATTAATATTGGGAGAAATGTTAAAAATAGCTGCAAAACAATATTATGGTGGTGAACCATTTGTAACTATTAATGATGTTACTGGTATTGCTCAAGAATTCGTAAAAACATATAATGATGAAGATAAAATGATTACTGGATGGGAACTTTATAATATTGGTACAAATATTTTATCACATTCTGAAACAAATATCAGTAATAAATTAGAACGTATTTACAAATTTGGTGATTTTTTCGTTAACAATGTTTTAAAAACAACTAAACAATTAACAAATTAAAATTGATGAAATTGATCCAGGAGAGGATTTACAATTAAGTGATCTTCTCCTGGATTTTTCAATAAATAAAGATTTTCATGATGAACAAAATATTCCAACATGGCCAAGCGATTTAACAAATCTTGTAGTCTAAAAGTTCCTTTTTGTATTAATTCAAAAAATAATATTTTATTTGAATTATATAATACTGATCTATTGATTGATAATCCTATAAATAAAAAAATTATTAATCAAGAAATTCTTAATAAACATTGTGAAGGAGATTATGATGAAAATATACTTACAACAAATTATAGTATAATAAATTTAAATGTATCTGATTTCTTAATAATCAAAAAAAGATATCCAAAATATTACAAAATTCTTTATCCATGTTTAGTTTATATAAATTCAATTTTTCATCCTTTAGATTATGATATATTAGAAGAATGGTTTTCTATGGAAGATCATGAATTTGATGAAATTCAAAAAGATGAAATAAATATAATTTTTAATAAAAATTCAAAATATCAAAAATTTATTAAAGAATTTAATAATAATGAAATAAAAATAATTGATCTATTATCAGTTAAAAATGAAAATATTTATTTGTTAATTTTTTTCTTACAAAGAAATATAGCAATAATGTATGAATTATATTACCATAAACAAATAACTAAAAATGATTTTAATAATTATATAGGAAGGAGATTTTATGACATATCGAGTAATACATCCAATAAGATTTAAAGAAAATAAAACTGTTATTTTTACAAATGAAATAATAGAAGTAGAAATAACAAACAAAACATTATTTTCAGAACCAATATATTTTTTAAAACATAAAGATTTTTCATTTAATGTTACAAAAGATATTTTTAATTTTTTAAAACCATATTATGAAAATTAAAGTTAAAGTAACTCAAATAATAGAAAAGAGTGTTATTAAAATATTTGATGTGGATACAGATTCCTTTCGTATGAGTGATGATCCATCTACTAATAATGCTATCCTTACAAAACAGATAAAAAACTGTCCAGAGGTCTTAAATGGCCAAATATTCAAATCAAAAAATGCTATTATTATTAATAAATTATTAATTGAAATTTTAAACAATGAAAATACAATTTAAATATACAAATGTTCATCAATGGTCAGATATTAATATTCTTAAAAATTTATTAATTGAAGAAAAAATTAATATAGATGAAATCATTTATAATCAAGAAGAAGCAGTTATTACAATTTATCTTGATAATATAAATGATTTAATTAATAAATTAAAAAATAATCCAGAATACCAAATTATTAAAAATAAAATTAAAATAATTATTATATTGTAACAAATGAATGAACCTATTGATGTACGAAATTATGATGATTGTTCTACTTCCCCATATTATATTCCAGAAGATGAAATTTGTTCTGAATGTGGAAGAAAAATAAATCACGAAAAATTTTGTAGTAAAAACAAATAAATGTCACGAAAAAACATTAACCAAAAACATACTCGAATTTATTTTGATTATTTTGATCTTCCAAGTGATCAAACAACATTTATAGTATGTGAACTTTGTGGTGCAAAAGCAAACGATATACATCATATCAATGCAAGAGGAATGGGAGGAACTCAATACAATTACACTATTCAAGAATTAATGGCATTATGTTCAAAACATCATTTAGAATATGGAGATATAAAAAAATTTAAATCATTTTTAAATTTAATGCATTTAAATTTCCTTAAAATATATAATATGAAAATTCAAGACTATGAACATGAATTTATTCCTAATTATAAATTTCCAATAAAAAATTAAATTATGAAAGCACAACCAACAAAAATCAATGATCTCACTAATGGAGACTTAGAAAAAGCAATCAAATTATCAAGAAAATTAAAAAATCAATCTTTAATTAAATGTTTACAAAGATTAAAAAAAATTAATCATTTACACAATTACGAACATTTTATTTATTCTGATTTTGCCCCTTATTCTTTTTATTTTATTAGAAAACTTAATAATAAATATATTATGAATGGTGGTATTATTTTTCATGGCTCTCATGATAATTTTGGCTCTGGATCTACACCAACTTTTTCAGTTACTTTAGAAAAAACAAAAGGATGGAAAATTCACACTTAAATAATGCTAAATTTATTAAAAAAGGAAATTTTTGGATATTAAATGTAGATGGTTATGAAATAGTATTTAAAGGAAATCTTAATAAAGAATATTTAGAAAATTTATATTCTAATTTAAATTATGAAATTATTAATGTTGAATCTTAAATTTGTAAAAAATGACAAAAAAAAAATTTATTTCTAAAACTGAAGAAAATTTTTTACTTGAACTTAACTTTGTTAAAACAGAATATATTCATTATGAATTAAAAATTAAACATTTAAATATTACTTTAATTGTTACATCAGATAAGAATTTAATGATTTATCAATATCATAAATTTGATCCACAAATAGTAAAAATTGGAAAATTTTCAATGGATAAAATAATTAATTTAATAAAAATATTAAATAAAAAACCATGAAAAAAGAAAAAATATACCGTTTAATGAATCACGATTCGCTTAACTGCGAACCAGCAAAATTCGAGGCATTCACGCTTGAGGAGTATTCCAATCAATTCGGGGTGCATTATCCTTCAATCAGCGATGCCGTTGATGCCGATTCTGAATACCTGTTTACTGAAGAGCAAATGAATGAGTTTGTCGATTAACCAGGTTTAAAACGCCGTCACTAAACTATTAAAAAAACACAGCCATGAAAAAAAAACAGATTATTATGATTAAGTTATATAAGATTGATGAATTAGACAATGGCACAGAAAGGTTTTGTACTCAATTGCAAGTAGGGATGGGTATCGCTTCGTTTATCCGTGAAAAGGATGGTGACATGAAATTTTACAACAACGGTGAAAAGGGTTTTGGATTTTACAAATATGACAAGCCGTTTGAAATAGTTAAAAACCTTACTGAAATGAAAATGCAGCCACTTTAAACAGTTACCAAACCACTTCTATCAACAGCCTTGCTTAACCGCAGGACTTTTTTTATATCAAAACGCCGTATCAAATTACTAACCTTAAAAACCAAAACCATGAAAACAATACCTGAAATAAAAAAAGAAAGCGAAGCAAAGAGAAGCGCATTAATAAACCAGTATGGGGTTTTTTTCGCATGGCTTTCATTTCCTGAAACTAAACCTAAGCAATATTCTTGGGTATTAGTAACCGTAAAAAGTCCAATTGACAAATGGGTTGAAATGGCAGGCTTTGACGGTGATAAATTCCAATTGCCTGGCAGGGGCGATACAACATTTGTAACTCACTGGATGCCTATTCCAGAACCAGCTTGTTGCTAACGTATGGTGGTATGGTTAGTTGGGGATAAAACCGCACGAACCTATCAAATTAGTATAAACTTAATAAATTGATACAATGATGAATAACGAACAGAAACCCCAATTAACTATACCACGGGTTACCAACTGTGGTAATCCGTGGTTAAAAATTAAATGCGAAGAATGTGGGCAGCAAATATTATCTTATAAAAATTTAGGACTTGCGAGTTTCTTTCATAAAGATGACGAAGACCCTTGGAAAACTGGAATGGCATCAAGCCCTATAAGATATATTTGCGGTAAATGTTCAGATAAACTTGGTTATGATGATGGTTATTAGCCATTGTTGGTAACTTGTGTATATGATAACAAAATGTTGCCAACAAAAGAGATTTGATATGGTTAAACCATTTAGTTATGGAAAACTGCCACCAGATACACAACGATAATATGCTTAATTTAATATAACACAGACCCCGTATTGTTGGATCAGTGAAACGCCGTTATTAAACTACTTTAAAAACCATACCAATGAAAACAACAATTTCAAAACAGGAAGGGATCACAAACGAAGCCGCCGAAGAAATTTTATCTGCTGCCGGCTTTCCAATGGCCGGACTTGTAATCTACTCACTGACTTATAATCGTACCGGGTATGGACATTATGAACTTGTGGTCGAATTATGCAACTATTTTAATTTTGCAGAATCCGTTTATCTGAGCCGCACCTCAACGGATGCTTCCTTGATTGACGATTGGGATGAAGATTTTCCGTTGCATCATGACAGACCTCAAGAAGACGCACTGTTATTCATTTTGACCCTGGATGAAAATCGTGAAGCCCTTTTATCATTTATTAATTATAAAACAAAAACCAACTCTGGCATTCAAGGTGTACCATTATCAAATTATTAACTCATAAAATAAAAAAAATGAAATTATTAAATACTCTTTTATCAGCAAGATGTCAAATATATATTTGGTTAAATTTATTTCCTAAAATAAACAATGCTCATAAAAAAATCTTTAAATTAGGATTTAATACAGAAAATCGTGAGTTTATTGACTCAAATTTATTTAAGAAAAAACTAAATATAAATTATGGAAGTGCCAGACCTGATATGGATAGTATTTTTCATGAAGATTGTGTTATTAAAAAAAATAATTCAATTACTATTCTTACAAAAGTAAAAAAAACACTTGGTTACGAATGGGATGGTAAATCAATAACTAAAAATGTACAATCAGGTTTAGCATATACAGACAATATTTTTTATCCCAAGGGCCTTTATTTTGCAACTATTTTAATTGATAACAATATGTTAGGTGCTTGGCCTGCATGGTGGTTTCTTCATGATACAAAAATAAAATATGAAGAAATTGATATGTTTGAACGATTTATATCTCCATATCCTAAACGAAAAGATGTTACAATTTCTGTTTGGACTGGAAAGAGTTCAAAAATGGAAGACAGAAAAATGTATAATAATTCTTGTTCATTACCCAATAAAAGACCTTATATAAATTGTATGATATATTTTACTGATAAAAAAAGAATGAAGGTTTATATTAATGGTTTACTGGTTTTTATTGGAAGAAAATATTTTCCTACAGAAAAATTATCAATGCGAATAAATTCCGGATTACAAAAAAATATGTATAAATATCATTCAGTTATAAATTCTATTCAAACAAATAATCATACATTTATAGTTAAAAATTTATTTCATTATATAAAATAACTTTTAATTATGGCTTTCTGGACAAAAAAACAATTTGAAAATTTTGAGAACAATAGTATCAAAAACTCACACAACTCTTATTCTATTAAAAATCCCACACAAGATGAAATTAATAAAATTTTAGAACGTCATGAATTGACCGGTCCAAATACATATTATATTCCAGGTGAAGTTCCATCATCTAAAAATTTTAAAAGAATTGCTTTTAAACCCGATAAAACTAATAAAAGTTCATGGAAATATTTACAACATGGTAAATGGATTCATGTTATACCTTTTATAGTTGCAAGTAATTTTACTGAAGTATATAAAAAATATGTTGGTCCTTATTATCAAAAATATGCATTTGATTTTAGAAATGCTTCTATTAAAAAAGGTTTTCCTGTTTATGTGGAATTTACTTTTATTCGAAAAACAAATCAAATTTGGGACTTCAATAATATTACACAAGTTGTTCAAGATTTAATGAAAGAATATGGATGGATTGATGATGATAATTCTCGATTTTTAATACCTATGCCTCCACAAAAACCAAAACCTGCATATCATGTAGATAAAGAAAATCCTGGTGTAATAATAAGATTGTTATGAAAAAATATATTAGTCATAAAATTAAAAAATTACCTAAAAATGTAGAATTGTTAAAAGAAAAAGATATGGGTAATATTAAATCATTGTTATTTATTATGCAATCTTTTTATGATGATCATTATGAAATATTTTTAATGAATAAAGAAACATTTACTATTGATAAAATATTTCCTTGGATAAACGCAAACAGGTGTTGGATTAAATCAAATAAACCAACACCTGTTATAGAAAAAAAAGAAGAAAATAAAATTAAAACATTATATGATGAAATAGATTTTGGATTTAATCCTTAATAGTCTTATCTGTCTTCTTATTTTCTGTTTTCTCTTTTAATGGTTCAATGGCATGCATAAATTTATAAAGATTATTATGTGCCTTAAGACCTTCTGAACGTAATGTAATATCTACCAAATAAGATAACACATCTTGAGCTTCTTTATCTACAATAATTTTCATAACTTAAACTTTTTTTATTTTAATACAAATGTAGCACAAATTGTTAAATAATCAGCATCACCTGTTCCTTTTTGAAAAATTTTAGCTTCGATATTTTCTCCATAACCAATTGAATATTTAGCAGGATCAATATCTACAATTGTCTGATTATATCCTGTTCCTACAGTTATTCCTTCATTTGCATTTGATGTTGATAAATAATCTGTTGTTGAAGCAGCTAAACCAACTCTTAAATTAACATTAGGTTGAACCGTAGAATCATTAGCAACATGTATTGCAGTAAAATGAACACAAAATGCATCTTTATGATGCCATTTATATCCACCCTTAATATTCATTAAATCTGTTAATCCGGAAGCAGTATCTCCAACATTATAATTTGCGACATTTAAAATTAATTCTTTAGTAATTACTTTATTAGGACTACCAACCCACAAATTATCAATATCATTTGCACCAGTTGTTAATGGGGCTCCAGCAATATCAATGTAAGTTGCTTGAACATCTGTTATAATTGCATAATATATTGTTACTGCAGATGTTAATTTGAATTTTATTGGCATTCCTTTATTTAAAATACCAGTAAAATCATCATACATTGCAATTCTACTTGTTGAAGAAGCTGTATTATTATATTCATCATCAGCATTTAATTCAAGCCATCCTGAATGACTTAATCCTGCAATATAGTAACCAAGATTATATCTTTTTGTATTTCCTGTCGGAAGAGATAAATCTTCTCCAAGAATAAAAGATTCTGTACTTAATTCCGAACCAGATAAATCAAAGTCAATAACAATTTCTTCAGCTGATTCAGTATATATTCCTAAAGAAATATAATCACCATGATCAGTTATTTTAAATCCTCCATGAATATCTAATCTTAATACACCCGCACCACCATCATATAAGTAACCAGGAGTGGCAGCAGCATCTACAGCAACATATTTATCAGCAGATGTAAGAGTTGTATCCCAAGATAGATTTCCGACTCCATCAGTTTTTATATATGCTACGGCACCAGGAGCAGCAAGACGAATAAATTCCGTACCATCATGTATTAAAATATCACCTTTACTTCCTGTACCAAATAACCAATCTTTAGTTTGAATATTTGTATTTTTTACGATATTATTATTTGAATCTAAACCAAGAATAGTATTTTTCAATGTTGCTAATGTAACTGCAACATTAAGATCACCATCAATAAACATTTTACCATGTGTTGGTGTTCTTAAAGTAATATCATAACCCGATTCTATAGTTCCTAAAACTCCTATTTTACCTATTGCAACACTACCTTCAGAATACCCAAGAAATACATTTCCTTGATTAGCCCCACTACTGTTACCTCCATAAATATGTACAGACCCTCCATCCAAGGCAATACTTGAAGTACCCCCTTTAAGTACTAAATTTCCACCAGCAGCAATAGCCGAATCACTTGATTTAAGTGTTAATTTTGATCCACCAGTACCAGGTGATGTTTGATCATTTAATTTAATAACTGAATCAAAATTTGAATTTAAAGTAATATTTTCGCCTAAAAAAGTACCACGACCTATATCAACATCATCATTAGCAGTTTTAGGTTCAAGAATAGTTCCTGATCTGCTCCAAAATGATGCTCCTGCTATTAAATATGATATATTTGCAAGTTTTGGTTTATTTCCATCACTATAATCAAGAAATATAATTTTATCTGCAAGACTAAAGGATTTATCTGCATCAATATCAGGAATTCCTTCAACTCCACCATTTAACAATATAGGAACAAATTCTATTTTAAAATTCATTCTTGTACTACCAGAATTATATACAGGTGTTAATTTTATTCCATCTTCTTCTTCTAAAGCAGTATTAATTGTAGTTGCTTCTGTATCTGAAGCACCAACCATTAATGGTAATTGATGAGGTCTTACAACAGTTTGTTTTGCTTTTGTAGATAACGAAACACTTGTACGTGTAATTACATTAACATCAGTAGCAAGTTTTACAAGTCCTTGTTCTGATTCTTTAGCAGTATCAGAAGTTTCATTAAACATTGCTATTGAGTCAGTAAGATTTCGAAAACAAGTTTCATCTGGTAAATTTCTTTGACGAAACCGTTTATGTGCTGAAGTATTAGGGACATTAAAAAACCAAATTCTATCTTTTTTTGCCATGATATAAATTTTTTAAGAAATTCTAAATATTGGATCTGTTGTGCCTTCTATTTGCATATAACCAATTCCATCATAATATTCAGGTGGATCTTCCTCGTTTAATGGTGCAAATTCTATAGCAAGATTAAATAACTGAAATATCTGTAGTATGTTTTGAATAGAATATCCTTTACATTGAAAAACTTCTCGTATTTTTTTAGTACAATATTCTCTTATATAATAAGTAGAACCTTTATCTTTTCCTGTTTCTGAATTTAAAGCATCAAATTCTCTTTCTTTTTGAATTAATTGTAAATATTTTAAAAGATGATGAATATCCATAATGTTTTGAGCCAAACAATAATCCTTTTTCCCAAATAAGTCCTTACCAACTATATTATCAAAGTTCTGATTTATTTCAGAATAAATAATATCCCAAAATCTTATTTCTTTTTCATCTGTTTCAGTAACATTAATGTTACCACAACAATCCATTAAAGTTCCAAAGCTGTCAAATTCCATTTTTTAACAAGTTATATCATTATTAGAATCTTCAGTACAATTGCCACATCTTTCAGTAATTATTTTTAATTTATCAACCATTTGTCCTACTGTAGTAATGAAATCTTCTCTTTGACTATTAATTGTTAAAATCCCAAGATACTTATATCTATCAAGAAAAATATACTTTTCAATTAATGTATATAATCCCCAAATCATGTTCATGTCATATCTTTTTTCTTGAATATTATATTGATCTTCACAATCAGAATCATCACAAGGATCATTACATTTACAAATAATGTATCTAAACAATTGTTTATAACACTCTTCTGAATCACATAAATCATAAATTACAAGTTCTGCTTTTAATGAATTTTCTAAATCACCTACCTCTGAACCATATATTTCAATAACATATACACCATCATCACCTCCTTCATAATTTTCCAAATTTATACTTAATACATTATCAACAAATAAAAGTTCATCATCCAAAAGAACATTATCATAAGTTCTTAATTGTATTTTTGATACAGTTACACCACCACTTGTATTATCATGAACATTCCATTGATGACAATCTGTTTTTTCAAGTGTATAAAGTAAACAATTAATTCCAACATTAATAGTACTCCAACCTATATTTTGTGATTGATCATTAAGTGAATACTCAAATAAATCATAAATATCTTTATAATCATCAATCGTTCCACCCCCTACAGGATCTGTTTCGCCTATTTGAATAAGTGACCAACCAGTTGTTCCAGATGCCCCTGGTTGACCAGAAGGATTTGCTACACTTTGAATATAAAAATAATTTTCAAACCATACTATCTTCCATTGAGTACCTGCATTATATGTTGTTGAAGAAGACCAAATATCAACAATACATCCTTTTATATTAAAAGTATAATTATTTTCTGTTGAAATATACCATTCTTCAGAATTACTTAAATCACAACCACGAATATTTGTATATTCATCTATTGACCAAAATAATGCAATACCTAATTCATTTCTTTCTCTTGCGGGAGAAGATATAGGATATGTACTCAAATCAGAAATATAGATAAATCCACAATCACGATCAGGATCTGCACCAAGTTTAAATTCAGAAGTATAACCCATTTTTATAGTTTTTACAAAGTTAATGTTTTAAAAGTCATTTGTCAATCTGTATCTTCATCATAAATATCTCCTGTATACATTGCATGTAGTGGTTCTTTGAAAGCAGTAATAGCAGCTTTCCCGGGATAATTGTTAAACGACATTTTATTATTTCTATCAAAAATATAATTTCTAAGAATTTGAAATACTGCAAATGGTTCATTAATTGTTCTAATAGCAGTTGGTAAAACAAGTAATGATTCATAAGAATACATAACATTTCTTATTAATCTCCAATTAGGAATAGGTTTATCAAAATTCATTTTACTCCAAAACAATTTTGCACTTTTATCTTTGTCTTTATCATCATCAACTAAACCAAGATATAATGCTCTCATTATAAAAAATAAGGCAACAGATGTAGCAAATTTCATGAAATTCCTTTTATCATTAGATGTCATATTTTTATAATCAAACTTACCATATCTTAATAATATTCCCATATATCTTGTAATGGTTCTCATATAACCTTCAACAAATTCTTTTTCAAATTGTACCATGGGTTCACCATGTTCATCATAAATAACATTACCTTTTTCATCATGACTTATTCTCCAATCTCCAAGTGTTTCTATATGTTCTCCTTTTTGAAATGCATTACTAACACGACTTATAAACCATACATTAAACATTGAAAAAAGTTTCCCAAGTACATTTTGAGCAATAACTGATTTAGATAACGCATCGTAAGATCCTACAACATATTTATCAGCTAAAGCTTTAAATTTACGAGTTGTCATTAAGTCATAACCACTTACTAATGGATCATTTTCTTTTTGTCCCCAAACTCCATCAATAATAAGTCTTTGTTTCTTATGATTCATTAATGCTTTTTGTTCTTTTGATTGTGTTCCGTCTTCATTATAATATCTACGATCTTTCTTTACATTATAATCAACAAGACCAGTATCAGAATTAATAGAATAGGCATTCCAGGAACCATCATGTATCATTTGAGCAACCATTATAACACCTCTTGCATAATAATCTGCAGCCCAATTTGTCCAATTAGAAGCATAACTACTAATTAATGTTTTAGGTAATTTTTGCCTTCTACGAAAAGATATAAGATCTCTTTCAGTCATATTCATGACTTGTAATTGTTGTAACAACTGACCAACTTTTCTTTTGTGTGAGAAAAACAATGTTGAAGCTTTTGCAAGATCAGCAGCATTATATAAATTTCCATCTTTAACCATAGTATTACCAATGGCTTCTGTCCATGCAAATAATGCATTAGCAGTTGCTCCAATCATTGCAATATTTGGGTTAAAAGCCATAACCATAGGCGATGTAACAGCCATTGATAATCGTAATCCTTTATCAAGTTTTTCACCCATTTCACCCTTCCATACATTTCTTCTACCCTTTATTGCTTGTTCTGTGTAAACATTTATATAATCAATTGTTTTTTGCATTTCTGTAGATGTATTTTCATCTATATCCCTTAAAAGTAATTTAATACCATTAATAGCTGGCATTACTTCTTCTTCATAAACTTCATTACGAATAGTAGTTATCATGAAATAATTCATGATCATTTCCATATTTGTTGACATTTTAGAATTAATATCTTTAGCTTCATTCAATATTTTCCATCCTACTTTATTTTGACCTGATGCTAAAACACCTTCATTAATATCTTTAAAAATACCAAGCATTGCATCTGTTCTTAATTTTACACCTAATTCTGATGCAGGAGCATTTTTCTTACCATAACCAAATTGCCAAAAAAATGAATCTCCTATCATTCTATGGTCATTATAATCATGAGTTCTATCCCTATTCCTTATATCGTATAGTTCCTCAAGGTCTGTTATTTCTATAAATCTTTTACCTAAAGCACCTTTTACTCCTTTAAAACCTTTACTCATCATTTCTCCAGTACTTTGAGTCATAAGAGGAACCATGCCTTTTACATAATGTGTATTGTTTTCATCAATTTCTCTTTGAGCAGATTCAGTATCGTAAAGTTTATCAGCTTCTGCATCCCAAAAACCATTAAATCCAGTACTCATTCTTCTATGATGAACTATTGAATTTAAATATGTTTCATGAATTATTTCAACAAACCCACGTCCTATTTCAAGCCAATCTTTAAAATTATAATCTTCGGCAATCATTTTTCGGGCTTGTTTAGCATGTTCTTTAGCAATACCTTTGGCTTCATTTTCATTATCAGTCCAATAAATAAACCCTGTATTCAACATTCTATTTCCAGTAATATCAGGAATTTTCACAAATATTTTTTCAAATATTTTACCTGATAAATTAAATACTAATTCTTCTACATTAGCACCAGGATGTTCTTTTAAATACAGTTTCTTTGCTTTATCAAGTAACACATTTACTTTTTTCTTTTGATCATTAAATTTTAAAACTATTTTTCTTGAAGATTCATTTATAATTCGATGAACTTCTTGAACATTATCAGCACCAATACTATTAGCATCAAACAATTTTGAAACAGTATCTAAATCTGTTAATTCATTATATTGTCCATCAGCCATTTTGACAAGTTTAATGGCTTTTATGGCTTCAAGAATCATTTTAACTTCCCTTTTTTCTTTAATTGAAAAACTATCATTTTCTGGATTTCTTTCAAATATTGTAAGAAGTCTTCTATTAAGTATGTCTAATTTTTCATTAACACTTAAATTTTCTTCTTCTCTTATATAATGAAACATTCCTTTATCAATTCTTCCATCCCTTGCCCATTCACGATATGTAGTTATCATTATTCCTTCAGTATCATTATTTACATCATATAATTTACCTTTAAGAACTCTTTTTATTTTTTCATTATCAAATAAATTCATAAATTCTTCATTTGATGCAAGTATTTTTAATTGTTTATTAAAATATGGCATATCAACTAAAAATCTTTCAGAGTCTTTGTTATTAAAATTAATAACTCCAACATCCATAACACTAACAGTAGAATTTTCCTGTCTTATTTTATTAACCAACAAAGCAAGCATTAATTTTCTGACAGTCATTTCATCATTTGTCAACTTAAATCTTTTTTGTTGTGCCTCACCTGCTTTAAAAAAGTTTTTAAATAATAATTTATCACTTCTTTTATCATAAGTTTTTACATTAAGTGTATTAACATCATGAATAGATATTACTATATGATTTTCACTTTGTGCTAAAATTGATATAACAGGATCAAAACCTTTAAAATCTTCATGATATAAAAAGCTTAAAGAAGCATCTTTCTTCAAATCAGAATATCTCATTGTTTTAACAACTGGATCAAAAGACATTTGATGATTTAATTTTCGTAAAACATCAATAGATACATTTGGTTTCTCTTTTTTAAGATTTATTCCAAAGTATTCTTCAGATTTACCAGGTTTACCTCCATCATTATAATATGCGATAATATTATCTTTCGTTTTTTCAGAATTATCAAGTCTATTATTTATAATATTCAAAAGTGCATCATTATTTATGGGATCATAAACATTTGTAAATTCTATTTCTTCATTTTTTACAAAATCATAATAAACACCTCCAGAATTTGCAATTTGATCTTTTAATAACATTAATTCTCTATCAATATTAACATTAACTGTTTTTGAAATTGGATTTACAGCATGTTCATATAAGTCAGTTAAACTTTTAACAGATTTTATAAATGTTTCTTCTCTAAATCCAATTGAAGTATCTTTAATTAAATTAAAACTATCTGTTGAAATATATGAAATTGCTTTACCATTTTTAAGAGCTTTAAATAAATAATCACCAACCTCTTCAATAGTCATTTGTTCAAGATTTTCAATATTTTTAAATTCTATTCCAAATACCATTTGGATAAAATGCATTATTGAATTTCGAATATCTTGTATGAATGATTGAATTGAATTAATTATTTTACTTGCCAATGTTTTTACTTCTGAAACGCCATATTTCATCATTAATTCTTCCATCATTCCTTGACTATTGAAACCAATGATGTAAGCCATTATTTCTTGCAATACATTTTCATCACTTAATTTTGGATGTTTTTGTTTTATTCTATCAGCAAGTTCACTATCAAGATAATTTTCCGCACTATTTTTTAATTTTGAATATAAATTAGGGTTATAATGTTCAATAATTGAAAGAAATATATGAGATAATTCATGTAATGGAGTACTAAATTTAATCCTTTCATAATTAATATAAAGAACACCATTGTGTATAACAGCATTTGAATATGGGTGTCCAAGACTTGCCAAAAATGCAGTATCTACTTTTTCCATTTTTATATTTGGAAAAACCCTATGCATCATATTAACGATACTATTTACAAATTCAGATGGTATTACTGTTTCAGCAGTATGACTTATTTCTGATAATGAATTATCTTCAATTTTGCTTGGTCTAATACTTAAAGTATTAGCACTTTCTTCAATAATTATTACATAACTATTATCTGGTAATTTTGTTAATTGATAAGAAATAGGTCTACCATCTATTTCTCCTTCATTAAACTGTACAGACTCTGCAGAAACAATACCATTATCAACATAACTAATAAGTTCAACAGTTTCTCCATGTGATAATTTTATAATATCTTCAAAACCCAATCTATGATAAACTTTATCTGAACCAACTACTGATGTATTAAAATACCCATTCATAGAAGTTAATATAGGATCATATAAATACACATAAAATTCTTTTGTATAATCTTTTGCCAAATGAGGTGATTCTTCTAATTCTTCTTTACCTTCTTTTTCTATATTTTCTATTTCTTTATTTCCTTTTTTCTTACCTGTATGCTTTATACCATATCTGCCTCTTGTCGTTGCATACATTGGCCGATCTTTTATCTTGCCACCCAGTTGTCCTCTGGCTATAATATCTTGCTGTGACTCTTTAAAATCCTCCCAGGGATATTCTTCAATCCATTGTTCAAATTTAGTTTCATATTTTGAATCAATAAGATCAAAAAAACTACCATTTATATTACTAAAACCATATCTTAAAAGTTGATATACCCGAAATAGTTCTTTTATATCTTCTGGCAACATATCATAATGGTTCTTATAAAAATCTTTTTCTACTAAATCCATTCTTGCACTTTCTTCAAATTTGGCAATTAAATATGTTTCCTTTTCTGTATATTGTTCAACAACTGTTCTTTTAATAAATTGATTATTTTTATATATTCCATTTTTTAATTCTCGTACAATATATGGAAACATCATAAAAAAGTATGTTCTTCCAACAGTACTACTTAAATCAAATCCATTATAATTAATATAATAATCCAAATAATCAATAACTTCATTTGGTTCTTTTAAAAAGTTTTTATTAAAATAATCTTTAGTAAAATTATTACCAACATTAATATGGCCTATAATTTCAGATATCATTTTACCTTGATAAGCCCTGGTAATTTCTTTATAATAATTTTCAAATGTATCTTGATAAAAGAAATCAGTAGCACCAACTTTTTTTAAGATTTGTTCTTTTACTTCAATATTTGAAGTAATGGTAAACGTCATATCAATTTTATTGTTTACTCTGTAAATAGCATATACATATTCTTCTAAAATAGGTGAAAGACCAACTATTGTTGCAATATTAAATGTTTTCCTTATTTCTTCTTCATGAATTTCATTTAATGATACATGATCGTTTTCCTTTACCCATGCCATTTGCTGATCATATGTTCTTCCAATAAAAGTTCTTTTAGATTCTGTACCTTTAAATAAATTTTCAAGATTACCACCCAATGCTAAAGATAAATTATTAACTGTTTGTTTTAATTCCCAAAGAGTAGGTTTAACACCTTGTTGAATGCTAATTATATTTGTAAATCTTCTTATTTGTTCACCTATATAAGCATATTTCTTTAAGGTTTCATCTTCAAGTAATTCATATAGTCTTTTAGAAGTATTTTGATCTGATTTAGAATTATCTGCTTTAATTGATTTTTCAACAAGTTCTTCATTTTCTAATAATATATCCAGTATTTCTTTTTCAGATTTTCCTAAAAATATCATACCGGCAATTATTGGTGAAGTTTCTTCTGTTATATTAAGTCTTCCAAGTAATCCACCTTCTTTTGCATTATCAGTTGCAGCATTAATTAATTTCGTAATAAAATAAAGTGATTCGAGTGCTTTTTCTTTATTATTAAATAATGCAAATTCTCCAAATGCTTTCTTTTTTGATTTTGAATATTTATTAAATTCTGACTCTAAAGATAAAAACCTAAATATTGCATTTTGTAAATTAGCAAAATGTCCAACTAATGTATTTCCTGCTTTATTAAACTCACGAATTTGAATTGCTGAACCAATATCACTTGCATTGTATTTAGAATAATCTAACTTATTTGCACGATCTCTTAAACTTTGAATATCTATTTTTTGACTTATTAATGGTTTATTTGCCTTATTATTATAAAATTCCCAAATAGTATCAAAAATAATATTTTCCATTTTAGCAATACCTTTGGCTTCATAATATCCATCTTCTGTAATAATGCCTTTATCATCAAGTGTTTTAAAATATAATTGTAATGCATCAATGTCATAGTCAGATCCATCCCAAGAATTTTTTTGAGCTGATACATATACTGTATTATCAGCACGATTATGAAAACCTACAACTTTAGCAATAAAGGCACTGGCTCCACCAGTTGTTGGAATACGTACACCAATTGTTTCTAAAGCAAGATTAAATTTTATTAAATAATCAAAGAAATATTTTTCTAAAAATTCAGGTTTAAGATTTTCAATAGGAACACCTCTTGTAATAGATTTTGCTTGATTTTCATCCATATTATCTAATGCCTCTATAAGGTCTTTTCCTTTTAAAGCATTTTTAATTTCTTGAGGTGTAAAACCATAAAAATAAATACTTTCATCACCAAAATTAAATGTTAATGATTCTTGTAAACTCATATTAAAATTTATCCCAAATTCTCTCATATAATGAAATGGAATAATAACTTCAGCTGGTTTAGCTTGATCATTTTCATCATAATGAAATGGATCTAATTTCCTGGCTGCACCAAAATTTTCATCAATATCTCTATCGAATTTCCCAATATCTGCAGGCATATAAGGCCTACCTTTTTCATCAAAAAATAATTTAAATGATTGAGGTGCTTGAACATATTGATTACCATGCATTGAAGGTTTAAGATAATCATTAATATGTTTTATAAGATTTTGAATATGTGCATCAGGGGCAATATTAATACCTGCATTTTTACCAAATGCAATTTCCATAAGTTTCAAACTTCTATGGCCCAACCCATTTTCATATGCTAAATTCTTTAAGAACTTAATAGTTTTGTCATGTCCTTGAGGAATTTTTTCTAAACCATATTCAGTTAAAGCTTTTAATGAAGAATTTAAGCTTTTTGCAATTAATTCATTATGAGAAAATCCCATAATTGTATAAATCAACTGTGTGGGGATATTTTTAGTTGATTGAACAGTATTTTGATATGTAACTGTTTGTAATCCTAAAGAATCAGTAGGAACATAAATTACATTTTCTTCATTATTAAGTTTTACATCAAATTGAACATCTTCCCAACTTTTACCATTTAAAGTATTTACTTTGCGTTTTCCTGATTTAAAAGCACTTTCAAAAACTACATAATCTACAATCTTATTAAGATATGTTTTTCCTTCTTTACTTTGAATAAAATCTGCAGCTATTTGAATGCCTGCATCAAAATCAATGTCTAACCATTCTAAAATAGTTTTTTTTGCTTCTGTATTTGAAAGTTTAGGAAATAAATGTTTATAATCAGCAGGAATAACATTTCCAAGTTCACCTAACATCATTTTTGTTAAATCTCTCATTGAATTCGAATTTCTATATTCGATTTCAGTGATAGGCATTTGTGCCATTTTAAAATATGTCAAATTATTTGTTTTATGATCAACATTATATAAAACATTTTTTAACATTCCTCTATTAACATTTCCATACACACCACCAGCAGCTCTGTATAATAATTCTCGGGTTATAGGATTAAGTATAGAAAGACCATCTGTTGATTCAACTCTTGAATTATCTTGTTTATGATAATCTTCTAAATCAGTAGTTACTAAAACCCTCATTTGTTTATGTAACCCTATTTGTTCATTAGAATTATATTTAATTCTTGGTGCTACAAGTCCAGAAGCCCTTTTAACATAATCAATAATATCTTCATATTCATACATTGACTTTCTGGCTATATGCGAAACACTTTCATTAAAAATATGATGAGACCAAAAAGCTGCTTCTAAAATAGGATGCCAATTTTCATCCCATATAAATTGTTCTGAATAAGTTTCTTCTTCAGTTATATCCCATAATTCATCTACAGATTTAGGCAATTTATATTCATATTTTTCTAAAAGTTCAAGATAATTTTTAAATTGATTTTCAAATTTCTTTTTAATAAGAGCATATTTTTCGTCACTATTAAGTTTACTCCATTTTGTTTGATCAATTTCAATATAAGGATTGTTTTTTTGTGTAATTGCATTTCCTGGTAAAACTTCTCCTTTTTTTGTTATAATATAATCTCTAAATTCTTGAAGATTTGAGTGTTTAAAAAATTCAACCAATTGTTTTCCTTTTCTTGTACCAGCTTCTTTTAAAGTATTCTGATAAGCTTTTGAAGAAATATTTTTTAATTCATGGTAATAATTAATAAAATCGGTAAAATATTCAATTAAAACATGAGGTTCAATTTTAAAATTCTTTATCTTTTGTCCTCTTATAATATCTTTAAGTGCAAAAACAGAATTATAATTCGACTCATACCATTCAGCCATTGGCATAATACTTTTATCAGCCATTGGATCTAACATTGATGCAAGTTTAAAATATGATCTGTCTTTAACTATTGACCCTATAATCATTGAATCAATAAAAGATTTTATATAATCTTTTGAAGTAAGTTTTTTATACTCTACATTTTTTGTAATCCCTTTAATACCATTAAATATAGTTAATTTATCAAATTTCATTTTCCCTCTTAATAGAGATGAATTATATCTAATAGTTCCATCACTTAAAACAGTTATTAAAGGATTGTTTTTATCTCCTTCATTAATTTCCCCTATTATTCTATTTCTTACTGTTTCAGTTGTGTTCCACGTTCCACCAAATAAATCCATCAAAAATGATGAAGGAGTATGTTCATAAGCATTTTCACCAGTAACAGTTTTAAGTATTCGAGAATATGTCTTATTTGAACGAAGCAACATTCTTTTAGCAATACTATCTTCTATATATTGCCACATGTCTTCTGGCATTGGAATTATAGCATTTTGTATTGCACCATCTTTATAAACTTGCTGATATTTTTTATTAACAGCTTCTGTGTTATAACCATTTTTCTTATAAAACTTATTTAATTCTTGTAGAATTTCAACTGTTTCATCACTATAAATAATATTTACTCGTTCACTATTAATATATAATTTAGGAGTTTGACTTTCTTTTATTGCTTCAGAATCTGTTTTTCTAATTCTTGGTAGTATACTTGGAACAGGTGGTTTCCCTTTTAATGTATTGTCAATATCATTTGTTACTAATACTGATGCTTTCATTGCTAAAAGCATATAATATAAATGATTTATTAATTTGTTTCTTTCAATTGCAATTAAATCATTTATAACAGGATATATAACCTCTTGATCACCTTTAAATCCAAGTATTTTAAACAACCATTTAACATGATGTGGTTCAATTTGTTTTTTAGTTATATCAAGAATAAGTGTTCGACCATTTTCAACATCATAAACCTTTCCATCTTTAATATCAATTACTTGTCCAATACCGGGCATTATCATAGATTGATATCGTTTTTTTAATTTTCCATTATAATATGTTTCCCTTCTTATATTTGATTTAATATTTGATTTAATCATAGAAACATCACTGTTACTATAAGTAATCATTTCATTTGTATTACGGTCTATATGAGTTTGCATTCTATTAAAAACAGAGAAATAATTAGACCAAATAGCATTTAAGATGTTACGCATTGCCTGTTCTTTTTCATACCAGGCACTTTCACTATAAGGATATGTTTCACTTTTTAATCGATGTTCTTTATCTAATTCCTTAAATCGTGGATCTGTTATTAAAGAATACATCCCAACACCCTGAAATCCTACTTTTGTAACGTTTTTAAATAATGGATTTGGTACATTTATTTCAACAGAATAAACATTTCCAGCAAGCCTAAGAAAACTATAAATAGTATCTGCAGTAATTGCATCAGTTCCTGATTCTAATTGACTTCTTAATGTTGCAAATAAATTTTCCAATGAAGGTGTAATGCCACTTCCTTTAATTATAGAAGCAGCATCTAATAATAAACCATTTAATTTTTCAAATGATACAAATTGATGAGGCTTTTGTCTTTTATTACTAAGATTCATCCTCATTTTTTGTAATTCATTTTCTAATAAATTCTCATAAATTTCCTCATAATTTAAATCATCTTTTTTTATTTTCTTTCTTTTTAATTCTTGCTCTACATTTTTTTGAGCTCTTGTTCTTTGTTCTGAAGAAACATATGAATAATCATATAATGGTATTGACCGTAAAAACATGTTCAAATAACCACTTTGTAAATCTTTATTAGATATCCTATGACTATCTATCGTTATATTAGTTTGTCCTCGACTTGTAGATATTTCTCCATAACGTGCAACATCAAGATTAATATTTCCCAATGCCATTTGCATTATTGTTAATCCAACACTACCACCTAAATGATATGAAATATAATCATTAAATGCTTTAAGATTTCCGGAATATTTAGGATTATCTAAATTCATTTTTTTATTCATGAATATAGTTTTTTCCGGATTTTTATACAAACTTGAAAGATAAAACGCTTCTGGTGTCATTTCAGAAACATGTCCTTCAAAGATTAATATAGGATTACCTTCTGAATCAGTTTGTGAATAATCATAAATTCTTTGAATATCATCTTGTTTTTGTATTAATCTTGACCTTGCATTTCTATATGTACTTATTGTATGAATGATACTTGTTTTAAAATTTTGATTTGGTAAAAAGACTGGCCCAACTTCTGAATTATGCATAATTCTTCTTGTTACTAACTGATTTGCAACAAAGTTGGTCATCCCTGGGGTATGGAAAGTTTCATATGCAGCTTTAACTCTTTTAGGACTTACATATTTACTAACACGATGTTCAAGGTCAAATTCACTATATATTTCTTGTATTGAATTATTTGCAAACACTCCGTTATCTGCCATTTCAAAAAAACTTTGCAAATAATCATATCTACCAGAAAATTTTGCAAGTATTCTTTTAAGCCACATAATGAATTGTCCTAACCTACTTTTGGCTTTATAATCTCCATCCATAAATTTGTCAGCAATATATTCATGAATATCTACATCATTATTAATTATTTTCCCTTTTCTTAACATTTCTTCTGATGCAGCGTTCATAATATTTGTAGCCATTGTAGGATTTACAAGGTATAATAATATAAAATGTATTGCTTCATGTCTTGTTGTTTTTTCATCTACACCAAGAGAAACACCATCATTGAACATTGAAAGTTCTAACATAGCATTTCGAACCCTACCAAGTAAAAATCCATCATCATTAATATCAAGATAACCATTTTTAAAATAAACCTTTGATAAATGATCTGAACCAATCAATCTTTTTAATTCACTTCTTGCTTTTTGTTCTGATATTAAATTAATCCTATATTCTAAATTAACAGCATGACCTAAATATTCAGGATCATCAGGAATTTCATCAATAGATGTATCATCTGTCTTTTCATCAGAAACTTTATTTTCTAAATCCTCTTCCATCCCTTCTATTTGTTCATCTGTAAATTCTTTTACAGTTTGTGAATTTTGTCTTCCAGATGAACTTGAAACAAAGTGACTTGGTTGTGAAAGACCTCTAACATTTGTACTTAAATTATTATAATTATCTGAAACATCTTTTTCAGTAAAAGGAGTAAGATAAAAAGTAGGCTGATCAGTTATTCCTTCTTTTTCAAAATTTTCTAAAGTTTCATTAATAAAACTTATTGCTTTTTTAAGATTTTCAAGTTTTTGTTTTGGAGTTATACCTCTTAAATCAATAGATGATCTTTTTTCATTATAATAAAGATATAATCCCATTTGTGAAAATTCATCAATTAAATGCTTTTTAATTAATGAACGATTATGACGTATAAACTGCATAGCATCTGTTTGATCAATGTATGCATATACAACCTTCTTTTCAATTTCATTTTTAGCTTCTTTTTCTATTAATTCTGCAATCTCTTTACTTTCTTCTATTTCTTTAAAAAAAGATATTAAGTCTTTTGAAGATGCTTGTTTTCCGTCAAGATATATTTTTACTGCATTTGTATGATCGTGATGATATGCTAAAATATAAAATCGAGTTCTCTCTTCATCTCCTACATAAAAAGTTTCTCTTTGTATTAATGGAGTATTATCAGAATTTCTTATAATTTTAACATTAGAACCTTTTAAATTATTTTCTAATTGTTTAAACGATATTTTTTTTCCATTTTCATTATAAAGTATATTTCCCGAATTAGTATAAAGTAAAGTACCATTTACATCAATATCGTTATAAAGCTCCCACATTATTTCGAGCCTTCGTTGATTCATATTCCTTAAATTTTGTCTGATCACCTCATCAGTCTCACTCATAAAAGTATCAGACATTATTTCCTTTGCTATACTTCTATAATCATTTTCTGAACTATTTAAAAAATCTAATAATTCTTTTGTCTTCTTTTTGTCATCATAAATACTTTTACCTCTTTTGTTTTCTTTTGAAACAAAATCTATTTCAACTTCAGAGTCAACACCAATAATATGAAGACCATTAGATTTAAATAATTTTAATTTATCAGCTTTTTTAGTTTTAGAAGTAATATTTAACAAAGTAGACAATTCAGTACTATTAGCAATGATAGACAATATCAAATTATCATCAATAACAGTTACAACTGGAAATCTTCCATTTTTTTTATTTACAAATTCATGATTATGTTTCATCTTACCGGTTTTGGAATCAATCCAAACACCCTTAAGACTATCTTTAAACATTACCCTTTTAACATGTAAACCTTTTGATTTATTTATATGAAATGATACAATATGTCTGGCTTTAAGAATTGTGTTATTTTGGTCTTTAGAAAAAGCATTTGTAAGTTTAGATATATCTAAACTGGGAGTACCTTCAGGATAAAATATATTATGGCCCATACTAATTAGTGGTTCTCCTTCTGTAACAAAGGCATCAGAAGAAGATTTAAACTTCATTGCAACCTTAACAGGTCCAATAATTGAAAAATCATTATTAAATTTATCAAGACTTACTCTGTCAATATTTCCATCTTCTGTTTTATAATAAATATAATATTTATTGTTTTTTACAGTAATTTCTTTAATTTGAATAACATTACCACCTTGATCAAAATAATAATTATTAAGAATAATTCCTTCATCTTGTAAGGAATGATTTAATATTCTTTCATTGGAAATTATTTCTTTTTCTGTTGCTAAACCAATATTAAACTCTGAAGGATTAGATATTTCTAATATTTTAACGATTTTATCATAAGATGATTTTAAATCTTTTGAATCAAGCAAATGCATTTTTGTATATGACATTTTGCTATTTTTTTCATCAACATGAACTTCATTAACATAAATATTATTAACCTTAATAGTACTTTCATTTAGTCCATATATATAACCTGCCAATTTATTTAATGTAGTTTGCCAAGACTTAGTATCACGTATATCAGTATCTTTATCATACTTATAAACAACTTCATATACATCTACTATTGGAATATAAATTACTTCTCCTTTATTATTTTTAGATTTTACTTGTCCAACAACATTTAACATTAATGGTTGTCCAATTAATTCTTCACCAGTACTATTATCTTTATATCTTAATGTAGGACTTAAAACAGGAATACCATCATGTAATACATTAAGCATTTCCTGATTAACATATAAAAGGTTTATAATTGTATTTTTATATCCTTCAATATTGTCAATTTTTTTTACTTCTTTTTCATAAATTTCTACATAATCATCAAAAGCTTTTAAAAAAACTTCTAAATTAGTAGTATTGCTCTCAAGGGCATATTCCATACCCCTTCTAATCATTAAATTTCTTGTTTTATTTAATTGATTCGATTCATCAACTTTTTCATTATTGTTAAGATTATATGCAATATCAGAAATATGTTTAAGTTCATTTATTTCTTTTAAAGAAGCTTTATTCTTTATAAGTTTATCAATAATTGGTTTTGTATTTTTACGAACTTTTTCTTTTTCTTTTTCTTGAAGATTTAGTGTTATATCAATATCTGTTTTACTAACCTCATTTTCACTTTTATCAGTTTCATTTTTTAAATCCTCACCCATTAAGTTTTTAAGTCTTCCATTAGGATCAAGTAATTCATTTCTTAAATTAATGGAAAATTGAGAAACCGTTTCTTCATTATTAAAAGTATTAATTTTAGTATCTTCTTCTTGTTGTGCAATAGCTTCACTGTTATTATCAGGATTACCCACAAGCATTATATAACCTTGTTTAGATACTCTACTAATAGCTGTTAATCCCAATCGACTTATAACACTTGTACCGGCATTAGTATTTGGAAAAAACATATCTTTTCCCTGCCATTTTTGATTCATAAAATCAACAGCAAAGTATACACTTTCTGATTTTAAACCACTAATTAAATGATTGTTATTTGCATCCTTTTTTATTGAAGCAATATCATAAAAAAGAGTTTTTATATTATTATGAAACTTTTTAGGTATTTGCCTGCTTGATATAATTCTATCTCTGTCTTGATTTGTTAAAACAATTAATATTGCTTCTTCAGGTGTAGGATCATTTTCCAATCGTTTAATAAATTCTTCTATAACTGAAGCCTCATTCATTGCATATTCAGCTCCTATGATAACACCACTACCATCTTTCTTTGCTTTTTTACTTAATGTAATAGGTATGTCTCCAGTAAATTCATGTACTTTTAAATCCCTAAAATAAGATACCAAGTTATTTATTTGTTGTATACCTGATCTGAAAACATAAGTCATTGGCATTGTTTTTTCACCAGATCTTGCAAGATGGTAACTACCTGCTGGAATTATTTTAGATTCATATTCTAAATTTTCATTTACACTTATTATTTCATTAGTTTGATTATCATCACCAATTAAAAATATTGGAGTTTTAAAACCCTCTTCATTTGCTTTTTTAAAGAAATTTGAATTTTCATTTACCAAAATACCAGGAATAACCGAAGATTCATCAATCATATAAAGATCTGCTTCACTATCTGAAAATTTATCTAAATCTTCAATTAATTCAAGTTTTAATTCAATAATCCCTTCATCTGTTAATTTTGCAAGTGATTTATTATGTTCATTGGATAATTCTTTTGTTGGTACATATAATGTTAATTTTACTTTCCTACCAAGAATTTTATGTAATGCTTTTAACATTGTAGGAACAAATAAAAATGATTTTCCTGCACCACCATAACCACGAATAGATAATGTATTATTAATTAATGAAGCTTTAAAAAATTCATCAATATCATTATTTGTTATAAAGTCATTTCCTGGGTTAAAATAAAATCCAAGAGCATGAATTATTATTTGTTCTTGTTCAAATGTAAATATAGGATCACCTTCAGGTGTTTCCTTAACAACATCATAAAGAGTTTTATATAAAGAAGCAAATGTAGGAGATTCACCCTGCCCCATTTTATTAACCCTATTTAACATTGTAGTAGCAAAATATAAATAGAAACTTGCAGATGAACCTTTATTAAGTTCTTCATTATCAGAATAAAAGTTATCAATAGAATTTAAAATCCCATCATTAGAAAGTATACCATCAAAAGTTTTTATATTTTTACCATATAATGTTTTTTCAAATTCTCTTGTATGAGTATATCTTATATTAGATTTACTAAATATTTCTTTTATTACATCTGTAAGTTTTCCAGTTAATTCATCCTTTAATTCAACAAGTTCTTTTTCAATTTTCATTATATGCTGAAAAATTTCATGTGCAAGTTCCATATTATCATTCAACTTTGCTTCAGCATAATCCATATATAACTCTTCAATATTTTTATATTTTTTCTTTACATCTTTTTTAGTTTTTGGATCTTTAGTAGTTATACCAGATTTTTCTAATAATTGCCTTATTTTATTTACCCTTCCACCGATTGTTTTTCCTATTTTGGAATTTTCAAGGATATTGGCATGTTTTTCAACAAGAACATTAAAGATATTCAATTCAATATTAGTTGTTGCAAACATTGGTCTGGTAGTTTCCAATTCCAAATTTGTTTTTTGTTCCTTTATTGCTTCCCGAAGATCAGCAGCTCTCTGTTTTTGTTTTTTAATAACAGCAAGTGCATTTTCTTTTGATTGAGTATTTATTCTTGTTGGAGTAAAATTATAAGCATCTTCTTTGGGATTTGTATTTTTATTAACAATATAACTGTACTGAGGCATTTTATGTTTTTTCTCAATATTTTCTTGAAAAAAATCATGATTATAAGTGATATATTGTTCTATATCTTGAAGATATTCTAAAACACTATTAATTATATCGAATGCTGTTCCTGGATCATCAAATACACCGTCTGGTTGTTTTGATATTTCTTCAAAAGATTTTAAAACTTGTTCTACAGTATTTACCCCTTTACCTTCAAGGGAACTAAGTTTTACATCATTAATTAAATATTCTAATATTTCACCACCATGGTTTTCACTAACCAAATTAACATCTTCAGCATTTTCGTTTTCCATATATTGCTGAAACAATCCACCCTCTTCCTTAAATACTATATTTTCAAATGAAGGATCAATTTCTTCAACTTGTCCTATTAAAGACATTGATTCTTTATATTGATTAAAAAGTCCTTCTATTTCTGTCTTTACTTTATTAAATGCATTTCGATCTTGAATGGAAAATATATTTGTCTGATTTTTTTCATCAAGTTTTAAACTAAATGACATACTATCTAATGTGACCTTTAATGCATTTAAATCATCTTTCATTTGAACAGGTAAAATATCTCCTGTTTCCATAAGGGATTTAGCCTCATCAACAATAGTTTTTAGTTCACTCTGAAAATCTTCAGGACTTAAAAAGAAACTTTCTTTAATTTGTGTGTTTTTTTTAGTTAAATTCTCTGCAAAAGCAAATATTAAATTTTTATGTAAATTTAAAATTGAGTTTTTATTAGTCATGCTAAAATGCATAAGTGCTGAAAAAATTTCAGGGTTTAATTGCATTCCCAAAGTTTTACTTACTTCTAAAGTATGAAAAACACTCATCATTTCAGCAGGATTTTTCTTCATCCTGTTCAATATTCTACTCTTTTCTTTAGCTAATCTTTCATTATATCTTTCATCATCTACTTTCATTTTCTTTTCAATTTTGGCTTTAGCCTGCCTTTCTGCTATAGCCTCCATATGATAATCTGTTTCAAGAAGTGCAAGTGCTTTCGCAATATACCCTTCGCTTACATTTCTTTTTTTAATTTTATTATTATCAACATATTCATCATTTAATGGCTCTGTCCACCAATTAAATCTTTCTTTTGCCTTTTCTCTTTGATCTTTTAAATATTCAATATTTATTTTAGGCAGCTGATCTTCTGTTATACCAAGAGCCTTTATACTTTCTTCAGGAATTCCTTCATTTTTTTCAAGAGAAGCAATCATTTTATCAATATGACTTATTGTTGAAGCCAAATTAAAACCTGAACGAACAATAGATTGACTATTGTTAATAGCTAATTGTTTTTCTTGGTCAGTAAATATATCAAATTCAGGATTTGTCAATACTTCTACTGCAAAATCTATCTCTTGAATAAGTTCATCCATTCGATGTTCTGCTTCGGTTTTTTGTGGTTTATTAGGATCTATTTTTTCACCAAATACATTTACAGCATTAGAACCATAAAATTGTTCTTCTTTTTGTAATTTACGCATTGAAGAAATAAATTCTTCTCGTTTAGAAGGATCTTTGACAATCATTTGAGCAATTTTTAATTTAGTCAAATCATTATTTGATCCCCTCATTAAATTAAGTGAATTTCCACCACCAAAAACAGTAGCTGTAGTTAAAAATGCCATTGCCATTTCTTCAAAATTCCAATCTTCATCTAAAAGTTTTTCACCACTTAAGATATCATCTGCTGTTTGCAATTGTTTTTGTACTCTTTCAAATTGTGCTTTTGAAATATATGTATGTTCTCCAGTTTTATTGTTTGTTACTTTTACATCTGCAGCCTTATAACCAATAGTCATTCCTTTATATAATTCTGTATCCGGAACTTCTGAAAACATTCCAGAAACATCACCTTCAGATTCAAATGTTTCAAATGTATAATCAGAATAAAAATCCATCGTACCTTTAGCCATTGTTAATAAAGTACCATTCATATACCTATTAAACATCATATATCCGAATGCTTCAATACCCTCTTCAATACTTTCTTCACCAGCGGCATACATTGTTCTTCCAAATCCTTTCCAAAACCCCTTTCCAGGAGCATATGGCTTATTTCCAAGATCCCTAAATTTACCAATTGTTTTTCCAACCATACTTTTTTTAGCAACTTCACTATGTTGGCCTACTGGAGTTCCATGTATTCCATAAGATTTTTGTGCTCCACCAATTTCTTTAGCAGCTAAATTTTTCTGTTGTGCTGTTGATATTCCTTTTCTTCTAAAATATTTACCACCAAATTTTTCTGCAGGAGCGAAAATAGATTCACTTGCCATAGTCATTGCTATATAAGCATATAATTCAGGTGCAAAATCGTCCATTTCATATCCTGCATCTAAAAAAACATCTGCTTGATGACCACCTGCCTCAAGACCACCTAACATTGTTGCTCCCAAACGTGAAAATGCAGAGAAAAATCTTGGCCCCATGCTCATTGCTGACAAAGCACCTGCTCCAACAAATGATGAAAGCATGATACCACCAAGTTGTGTAATTCCTTCACCAAAAGAAAATAAAAATGAATTCCAATTAGCAAATGCACCCAATTCTTCATCAACATTTTTAATCATCCATCGATTACTCCAATTCTGTATATCTATATAATTTTCATAAGCTTTGGTGTCTTCAAATTTTACATCAGGATGAAATATATCATAATATCCTTTTGCCATTAATGCATATCCAGTTCCAATACCTTTTGCAATTGTAGGCATAGATCCAGCAACTAAACCATACCATAAAGAAGACCAGCCATTACTATTCAACTTTCTTGGACCATTACCAATAATATCACTTGAAGAAATAAATGCTCCTGTAGGGGCTTCTTCAATAAGATATCTTCCATCTAATGTTTGTGTTCTTCTCAAATAATTATCAGCAACATCCCTATATTTTAATGGCAACATCCTCCCTTCTTTTGTAGTAAAATAATCACTATAAAATGCTGCTTCATCGGGTGTCCACATACTAATTGAACCACCTACAGTAGACATTTCAGTAGTAGATTGTACTTTTCTTTTTGTAGATAAATTATATTGTTCATCAACGGGATATCCTAATTTTTTATAATAATCAATATTAGGAAATTTATAGTTTGCAAAATTTGAAAACCTTTCTCCATCTAAATATAACGCATATAACATTTGACTGTTAGTATATAATTCTTGTAACTTTTCATCAGTCATTTGTTCTTCACCATAAGCTTCTTTTAGGTTTGTACTAAATTCATCAAATGTTTCAAGTTTAATAGGAACATCTTGTTTATTACTAATTTCAATCATATCACCAGGGCCCAATCCATTAATAAAAGAAGACCCAAAGTGTAAATACTTTCTTTTAGGCTCTTCTATTTGTTCTTCATTGGTAGGAATATTATCAGATTGAATAAGATTTTCTTGTTCTTTGATTTCAGTTTCCATAAATTTATTATTTAACAACTACCCGATTACTTAAATCATCTTCTTCTTTAATAGCCCAATTTAATTGTTGTGCTTGTGCGTCAAATGCTCCTTGATCTAAATCAAAACTTTGATCATCAGTTTTCATATCTATATCTAAACTATAATATGGTAACATCATTTCAATCACAAGAACATAGGCCGTATTATCAATAAATGGGTTTTTATGAAAAGAACCAGAATTGCGTAATTCTGTTAAATTCTCATAGTTTATTTTTCTAATATTTAAACTTTCTTTTTCTGTATTAGATAATTCATTTATAGATACTGTTTGTTCTATCATTTCATTATTTATCATTCTTGGTACTGTTATCATAATTTTATCTAAATCATCACTACCTTCAGGTACAACGACATTAGCAATTACAAAAGGACTGAATTGACCAGGAGAAAACTCAAATGTTTTACCTAACTCAACTACGTTTCCAACATATGCATCATTTAATCCTTCTGTATTAAATGATTTGCCCCCAACAAAAGCGGTTTTAAATTTCGTTAGTTTTTGATCATGAAGAGTTGAAATTCTATTCATCACCAGCGGTTTAATTGATCTGGTTTTTAATTCAACATATGCTTGTAAAGGCGTTCTGGCAATTGCTACAGATTCATCTTTTGCAGCATTTTCTTTTTCACTAATTGTAACCCATCTTGGATCATCATAATCCGGATAAGATCCTATACTTGAAAATCTACCAAAACCAGTATGTTTATTATTTGTATTTTTGGCAGGTACTATTTTGCTTTTTTCTATTGTAAGTGGAGTTCCTTTATATCCTTCCAACACATAATAATCTTCTCCATCAGGATTCACGACATATCTTAAATCTTCTTGACCAACATAATATAAATTATCATAATAATATTTGTCTTTTATTTCATCATCACTTAAATCCTTAATTTCATCTTGATGTTCTGCTTTCCAATTATTATAAGATAATTCAAAATTATTTTTATTAATATATTCTGCTATTGTTTTATTAATTATAGCTTCTTTTTTTATTTGTTTTTCTTCTTCAGAATATCTGACACCTTGGTTTTTTGCATCTACTAAAAGATTATCATAATCATTTTTTGCTTTAATAAGATATTGTTTAAACGATTCATCGTAATCATCAAGATTTTCACCGTTTTTTAAATTAAGGGATTTCACCAATACATCATTTAAATTAACTGCACTTTTTAAAACTTCTTCATTAACATTATTAACTTGAAATAATTCTTTTTTAGTTGTAAGCCCAGAAGCACTTACAAACTTTATACCATCCCAATTATCTCCATTAAAAGTAAAATCTATTATATTAGCATAATCTATTGATGTACCTGATCCCAATTCTGCTGTTGTTTTACTTGTTTGTTGATATCCTTCAATAAGATGTTTTCTCATTTTATTATTATGTAAATCCTGAAAAAATAAATCATCTATTACATCTTCTCTTAATTTATTTTTTTCAGTTTCTGTTTTATATAATTCCTTTTCTTCATCAGTTAATTTTGAATATTTTTCATCAACAACCTTATCAACTAATTCAGAATTATTATTCGCATATGCATAACGTAAAACATTATATGCTTTTGTTAATTCAGGATCGTTTCCTGTATTAATAAGTTGATAGAATTCCGTTGCAGCAGCATTAAGAGAAGCATTATTTAAATAATATGTTCTATTTATTTCATATTCGCCATCCTTTATTGTTACATTAACAGGATAAGATACTTCTTCTTCTATTGTTCTAATTCCTTTTTCAGTTGATACAGTTTCTGAAAGTTTTCCCTCTGTTTTACTACTATCTTTTAAAAATTCATCAAAAGTTTCGAAAAATTTTTCAACATCTTCAACAATAATATCTCGATTAGTATTAAGTTGTCCATCTTTACCAAAAGTTGGTATTTGATGTTGAAAACTTAACATTTGACCAACAGTATTTCCACTTGGAGTACCATCAAAATTAAAAAACATTTGATTTTGATTAACATTCCTTTCGTTTAATCTTGTTTTTGTACTTTGAAGACTTTCTTTTGAACTTTCATAAGCTGATTTCTAATTGATATAATCTTTGTAATCCTTCTGTTGTAAGCCATTCTTGAGAATTTTCATGATTTTTTGCTTCTTGTACTAATTTGATTTTTTCGTTTTGAAGCCATTGTTGATTTCTTGTTTTTGTTATATTATAATCCAAATTGTCTGCATATAAAAAGTCACCTTCATATTCTGTTTTTTCTTGTTCTGATTGCTTGCTTCGTTGACTTATACTATTTCGTTGACCTGCATTATAATAAGGAGTTAATAAAGCCCCGAGAGGAGCTGCTGACGGAAGAGTTATCGGTGCCCTTTCAGGACTTATATTAACAATAGCCATATTATAGTATTTTAAATTTTATCAAAAGTTTGATCATTACCAAGTATTGCAATTAAATCACTTGCTGTCAATTCGAAAATTATATGTCCTTTAAATATTAATCCAGTAAATCCATTAGGTTTTGTACGATAAGCAACAATATCGCCAAGTTTAACAACTTGTTTTTGTAATCCACCTTCAGGATATTTAAAATCCGGACCAACTGCAACAACTTGCATTTGATTTGGATGATCATAAAAAATTTCACCTGCATCCATTTTTGTTTTATCATTTACTGTATTGGGCAATAATAATGTAGATGATGCCTTTTTTCTAATAAATACTTCCTTAATAGGAACACAAAAAAATCTTCCAGGCATTGGAACCAAGTCTAACTCCTTAACTGTTTCTTTCATGGGTTTAGGATTCAACCCTAACTGTTTTACTTTCTCTTTCATAATTTTTTTAATTTAAATTAGTATTAAAATGATAATAATTGCTTTTGCATTTTGGACAAAACACTTTACAAGACCTTTTTTCTGAGGAATATTTGTTTCCACAATTCATACAAATATAATTTCTTTTTTTTTTATTAACTTTCTTTTTTAATCTTTTCATTATGTTTTGGCTTTTCCTTTATAAATATTAATAATATCATTATTATATAATTTTTTATATTCATCCAAATCCATAATTATAGCTGAAGCACTTTGATTTTTTCTTTCAGAAACATCAGCAACATATTTTTGACCAGTTTTTTTATCAACTATAATAACAGCAACATGATCAATACCATATTCTCTATCATCATCCCACCCATAATTACCAGTATCTAAAAATATAATTTCTCCATCTTCTAAATTATCAATATCATTAATATCATTTAATTGTTTTTTATCTGTAGTATAATTTTGATATATATTTTCTGATGTATCTCTTGGAATATTAAACATTTTGCAAATAGCACCACTACAATCTAAATTAGATGTGTCTGTTTTTCCAAATTCATATTTAGAACCTTCAAATTGTTTAAATTTATTAAAAGTTTCACTTTCTATATCTAATTTGGAAAAATCAGAATAATATTTTTTTGTAGGTTCATTTGAATCTTTTGGAAGTTCTGGAGGTTCAAACTGCATGTTTACATCATTATATTCATTAACATTTGCTATTTCAGGAACTACTCTTTTTGTCATTTCAGGAGCTACTCTTTTTGCTATTTCAGGAGATTCTATTTTTGCCATTTCAGGGATATCATATCTTTCTATTTCTGAATCATCAACATTTTCAGTGTTTTGTGAATTGAACAATCGATTTAATTGGGCTGTTGATAATCCAAAGATATTTGCAAATTGACTATTTACTAAATTCTCTTCATTTAATTTTCCTTGTTTTAACATATTTTCAAAAACACTTGCAGAAGTAAAGTTTTCCATTGCTCTTGCACCAGTATCAACCAATCCAGCCATCGACTGTGTTTGCATTTTTTTATTTGTTGCAATAGCCTGTGAAATATAATTATCAAATTCCATTTGTCGTCTGATATTTGCATCATCAATTTGAAGATTTGTTTGATCAACAGCTTGTCTTCCTTGAATATTTGTCCTGGCAGACTCCATATAAGACGCAAGATTATTTCTACCAACATCAGTATTCAGTTTTCTTAAAGAATCTTGTCGATTTGCAATTAATCCAGGTATAACATCAGCTCTTCCAAGTTGTCTTGCGAGATTAAGACCACTAATAAATCCTTTATCAACTTCCCGTTGTTCAGGACCAGCCGTTTGTAACAATGGAGATACTGGTGAATATTTAAGCCTTTTTATATTATCAGGTCGTGGAGCGTTTCTGTTTCTTCTTTCATCATTAATAGCAATTAACAGATTAGCTGTGTCATTGATAGCACTTAGTCCACCTGTAATACCAAGACCTATTCGATAATTTTTAAATATCTTTTCTTGGTTTTTATCAAGTTCTGTTTGTAAATCATTCATAATAATATCGTTTTTTATATTCAAATTATATCAAGAGAATTAATAATATCTTTTAATGATTTTCCAGATTTTAATTCGAGCATTTGCTTTTCATTAAATATTGCTTTATTACCATTTGTAAACTCTACTTGAAATTCTCCACCTTCTGCTTCAATAGGTTTTTCATTTACTTTAAGTTTAACACCGCCTTTTTTATGAGAAGGTCCCCGAATAGGTTTTATTGATTGTATAATAAGTTCATCATCATCTTTTTCTTTGATAAGAAGGCCATCTTTAGCTGTTTTTGAAAGAACATTAGTTATAGCATTTCCAGCAGCTTTACCACCAGTATTAGCAGCAGAAACAATACCAGAACCACCACCAATACTACTACCACTACCACCAAAGGAACCCATAATACCACCCAATCCTGTTAATGCTCCACCGATAGTTCTTAATGTTGTAGCTTTTTTATTTTCTTCCTGATATCTATGATAACTTAAATCAGGATTTATACCAGCACCGACACCAGAAACAGATCCTGCAGTTCTCCAATCACCCCATTCATTATTATTTATTAATGGTGTAGCTTTATCTATATAAGGTTTAAGACTTCCTGCAATAGAAAATCCTGTACCAGCAGCACTCAATCCTGCAGCAACGAGAGCAATAACGGGAATAGCCATAACTTAAATTTTAATTATGTTAAAATGAGTTAACACTCTTTTTATATAAATATCTTTTATATTATCTGAAGGGAAATATCGAAGAGTTACTTTTAACCATCTGCCCCTTATTAAACTATCAAGATGATAATCCTTACCTTTATCTTCTGTAGTTACAAAAATAGGTATTTGCCATTCATTTTGCAAGTATTCACTATATAACCAAAATTTACCGGTAGGATTATCTTTTGATTGAAATTCATATATACTCTTTTGAGATTCTGTTTCATATAAAATAGACGTTAATAATTCTTTTGTCATTTCTATATTCAAAGCCTCAAATGTTTTTTCAAGATCATACAATTTCTCACTTTCAGACGAATTTCCGGTAACAATAAAAGTTAATATAAAAGGATAATTAACATCATAAAAAGACTGTGGTTTATCATCTACATCATGAAAATAAACAACATTTTTTTTGTCACCAGTGCCAAGAGAATATAAGTCTTTATTCAAATTCATAAACTTATATGATGATATAGAAGTAAGGCCAACAATAATGTCAAAATCAACATGATATACAAGAGTAAAAGAATTCGTCATTATTTGTGAAAAACCAGGTCCGGGAGTACTGCTTAAATCATCTGTAGATGTAGGAATTATAAAGTTAATATATATTTCATCAAATTTTTCATTATAAACAGAATGAATACCACAACCATCAATAATATTATTTGGCAATTCATTTGTTATATCACTATAAATGCTTAATCGATTTTTTAGTTCATCCCACCATTTAGTAATATATTTTGTTTTTATTAAATTTATAGAATTCAAATATAAGTTTCCAGATTGATTTCTTTCTGATTTTACCATCCATATTACATCATTTTTCCAATCAACTCCAATTACAATATCTTCTGCTTTTACAACACTCATCATGTGTTGAGTACCATATTTAGCTAAGTTTTTAAAATATTCTGGAAGGATTGAAATTTCAGGCACTAAAATAATATTCCCCGAACTACCATCACTTTCTACAACTCTTTCTTTTATATAATGTTGATTAATTGATTCTTTTTGTATTGATAAAAAACTATCTATTTTTTCATATGGTATAATTCTCATACCATCCCCATTTTCTGAAGGAAGGTCAATATAATTGTTTATTCCTATATCACGATAAGCATCTATAATACTACCTTCTGCCTTTTTAAATGAATGATATATACGAGTTTTTCGTTGATCTTGTGATTCTTGTGGTATTTTGGGATCATATCCAATACCTACTTTACCCGGCAATGTAACATTATAACCATCATTAATTTGTGTGGCTTCTACTGCATTTTCACTATATATTCCCAAAACAACCCACTGTTTAAATGTAGCTCTATGAAATACTTTTGGCCAATATGAATATTTTATTTTTTCTTGTTCATCATCATAAAGAGAAATTTCATTTCGAGCATCTGCATTAATAAAATTTTCAGTTAACATTCCTAAAAGAAATCCCCATTGATAAAAAGGATTATCATGATTATTACTTTGATATCCCATATATTGCCAACCTTCACCACCACCTTTAATTTTATCAGCAGAATCACCCATTGCATTTGCTCCTTCAAAATCATACCATCTATGAGTACGGTAAAACGATCTTTGTAAAAAAGTGTCTCCTTTAAAAATAATAATATTGTCATCAATATTATCAATACTTACAAGTTTACTTATTTCATCATATATAGTAACTTCCGGAAGAAAATCATTAACTACACTTTTCAAATAATCTTCATCATCAGGATTAGTTTTATAAATATTATATACATCAATAAAATTTTTCTGGTTATAATTTGATCCAGTATATCTTTCAGAACTAAATGCTGAAATAGTATAAGGATTTAAACCAATATATCTTGATAATTGAAATCCTCTATTATAAAATCGAACCCAATTATTACCTTGTAAATCTGCCCACATAAAGGGTTTCATTTTTGAAGTAAAGTTTAGGGCTCCCAATTCTGTTGATTTTTCAACAAATGCAGAAGTAACATTATCCTCCTTTCTGTTTTCATCAGAAAATGAAAGTTTTTCTTTTGCAACACTCACATCTGCTTCTACACCAATAATATGGGGTCTAATAGTGCCAAGATCTGGATGATTGGAGTTTATTACTTCCCTTGCATGTGCCGTATATACATGTTTTAAATAAACACTATCAGGAATATGAACATAAGGAGAAAGAATAATATCTGAACTAAATAATCCACCATGTAAAGATCCTCCAGAATAATTTGATGGAACAGTTAAAAAGTTTGGTAGATTCCATGTTCCTGATCCTATAAGAAATTCATTCTTATATGTATGCGATATTGCACCATAATATACAATTTCTCCCGTATTATTAGAAGCTTGTTTTGCTGCAATAGGCATACATCCTTTCCATAATGGAACTATTTTATTTTGATTAATATTACTAAAACCGCCACTTTTTTCATTTGTAAAATCAATTCTATTCGCAATTCCATCTACTGTTCTAAATGCACTTTTATAACCAGTCAAAACTACTCCTTGACAAATCATATTATCAATTCTTTGACTTCTACCAAATTTTATTGCTATAACATCTTTAAATAATTCAGGATTATCAACAATATATTGTTTAAAAAGATCACATTTAAACATAATTGCTAATGCGTAATTAAATGTTTGAACATCTTCATTATTCCAAAATGGAAATTCATATAATCCTTTATCATTTTCAACACCATTTATATTTCCTTTTACTGGAAACCAATCTGATTCTACTCCATTCTTAAAAATATATTTCATTGAATATGGATATATTTCACCACGAGCATATCCCACATACTTATAAACATTTTCTTCCTTTTTATAAAATGAATTATCAAGTTTAATTTGATTATATTCATCTATTTTTTTATGAGTAGCACCATCAGTACAAATATTGCCTATTGAACAATTAAAATCAAGTTTTACTTTTAAGGCAGCCTGCCTTAACAATTCATAATTATCTCCTGTAATATCTTTTTTCCAATTAATACCATAATAAATATTATTTACTATACAATGACTTTTATTAATATTAAAAGGAATTCTTGTTTTTAGAATTTCCTCATATGCTAAAACAGCCTGTGGTTCCCTACCTGTGATATTTATTTCTAATTCATCATCATTAATTACAAATTTTTGGTCAATAACATAAGTGTCTTTATCTGCTTTAGCGTTTTCAATTAATGAGGTATTTCTAACAACACCAACTTGAACATATGTAAATGATTTATCAAGGTTTTTAAGTTTTATTTTTATAGATTTGTTTGTTACATTTTCGCTATCTATAATCCAATCTTTTTCTTGCATACCTGCTTTATTTCCAACTGGTTTTTCTTGATTCAAAACACATATTGGTCCAATACTATCAACAAATGGAGTACCATTAAAATCTTTTGTTAAATATTTAAAAAACAAATAATAATTTCCTGGTTTATTTGCACCTGTATTAGTAAGCCCCAAAAATTCTATATCCAATACTTCTGCTGAAGAAGCTATCAAATTTATAGCACCATTAAAGCTTTTAGGACTAATATATCTTTCAAGAGAATTTCCCTTTTTATTAAAATTCGTATTTATTACACGAACAGGATTATTATAATCAGTTAAATAAAGATTTACACTTTCATCATAACTTTCATCAGCAAATATATCAAGTACGGTATTTTTAGTAAAATTAAATAATTGGGTTCTAAGTGGAAAAATTTTGTTAGTTGTTGGAATATAAAAATTATTTAATGCTTTATAGGTTCTTTCAAATACAGTATTTGTAGATGTCCATTCTTTAGGTGAAGGAAAACATCCAATTTCACTTCTTCCAGGTGTAAAACTTTCTTCTATATTATGAGAAACAATATATAATATACCATTATGTTGACATGCTCCAATCACAACATATCCAGTATTAATTTCAAATTCTTCTTTGTTTCCAGCCATATTGGTAATAACAAGTCCTTGCCCTTTACGATTCATAATTCTCGCATTAAGAGTAGGAAAATCCCATTGGTCAGAAGTTCTGAACATGTTGTCCAGGTCTGTTATTGCACCCTTTACAAATATATTTTTATCTATCATTATTCAAATTGATTATGTGAAAATGGCATTCTTCCTATCATAGCAAGCATATTTCCACGAATGATATTAAGTTGTTCATCATGAGTTTTATCCCGATGTCTATATGAAGATTTTGCAGCCATCACTTGATTAGAAAATAATATATTCCATTCTCGCCACATATTAGGATCGATTTTTTTAAGCATGGCATCTTCTTCAAAAAATTTTACTTTACAAAATGTTTCACAAGCAAGTTCATGCCCGGAAGGAATAAGAATTTCACCAGTTACAGTATCAACAGGAATACCAATGTAATTAATATAAACAGTATCTCCTTCTTTATAATCATCACCACTTGTTATATTTTTCAATGCAAATAAATGAGTATTAGTTTTGTTATATGTTATTCTGTCTTCATTTTCATCATATACTTCAATAATACGATATACATTACAAGGTAATAAAACAGATTTTTCAAAACCAACAATAAGAGGAATTTCTTCAAATTTCCACATAGTATCAATATCACCAAAATGCTCAACTTCTACTCGTGCACAATATTCAGCAACAAGTGATCTGTCAAATTCAAAAGCTCTAAATTGTGAATTTAGTCTTCCTGCTATTACTTCAGAAGTAACATATTGTTCAATAGCCATAATTTCTCATTTTTAAAATAATATCATCAATAACTGGATAAATATGTCCTTTATCAAGTTCTTGCCGTAACAAGTCTTGATATTTGTTTTCTAAATAAATGTATTTTCGTCTTCCATTAACAATTTTAAATCCTTTCCTGGAAAAGACAAAAAATAATTTAACCCTACCTTGTCCATGTGCAACATCATAATAATAGTTTTTACTTGATACCGATTGTTGAGCAAATACAAGATAAGCCATTTTTTTAGGATATGAAAAAACAACATTGTTAATCATCATATCTCTTATAACTGTGTCAAAGAACAATTCTGAAATTCTTTCAATACATTTTAATTTGAATTTTCTTCCATTATTTTTTTTCTTTTCAACATATCCACTAAATATTTCATCAAATTCTTTTAAGGTATGTACCATTGTTTTAGGACTACCACATGTATTATCAATCATATCTTCATAATCAAGCACTGGTATATCATAACGCTTCCCTGTTAAGTTTACTGTTACTGTTTTAATATGTTTGGTCTTCCGGACTGTCTTGCTCGATACGGTATGGTATCTTCTCCTTTTTCTTTCTGTCTTTAAGCCATTTAAGGTATTGTTCATAGGCATTATGTTGTATTTGTGTTCTTTTTGACAAATCAATTCCTGTTATTTTCTTATATTCTTTAATCATATTTCTTGGTTGATCAGCTTTCTTTTCCATCCACTTATAAAAATCCTGATCCCAAAAAGGTCTTAATTTAAATTCTACAACTGCAAAACAAACGGGTACATAAAATATTTCATCTTCAATAGTAATCTTATAATGGTCTTGTAAAACAGGATAATTTGTATCTTCACAATCAAAATAATAAGAGTGTCTTTTTTCAATTTCATTAAATAAATACTGGTGTCTTGAAAGAAAATTAAACTTTTTATTATTTTGATTTGTTATAGTAATATCACAAATAAAAGTTATAATCTTACCAAGATCAACAGCATTTCCATCTTCATCAACAATATTTGCTATCATGCAAATTTCGGTTTTGTAAATAAACAATTAAGGTCAAATCTTATTTTCTTTGTCTTAAAAACAAAAAGATATCGCCTTTTATATATTCTAACATAAAAAACAATATCATTTGTTTTAATTATGCGTATTAAAAATAAACTGACACAACTTCCATTAAGATGCGGTAATTTCGTCATTTTCATTTCGATCCTCCTTTTTTTCTTTTGGGGTTTGAACTCCAGGAAAAGTACTTAATATGTCCTGTTTAACCAATAGTTTTAACTTATAACTTGATGGTACAGGATAAGGATCTGTATCTTTATAATTACAGACAGTAGAAGGTTTTTGATGTATACCAAGATATGAAATGAATTTTGTTGATTTAGTAGGAAGGTTTTTTAAATACATATTATTACCAACAATCGTGTATAATGGACCCGGTTTTGAATATTGTGGTTTATAATTTATGAAGTTCGAAAAATTTACTCTCATAAATGTATTTTCCATACTTTGACTCATAACAGATTTTAATTCCCTTCTCATTAATCCTGTCACTAATGGAGATAAAGAAACCAAAAATATGTCTGTATTTGATTTTATTTCGATACCATTTATTACACATATATTACTTAAACAATTAACTTCAGAACAAGTAATAAATTGATAAAATCCATCATCAATATATTTTCTGCTAACAAGTTCATCTCTTATAAGTGTTTCTCGCATTGAATCACACTTATCAGCAATATATTCTTTGACAGTAACTAAATATTCTAAAGAAATAAGTTGCTGTAAATCAATGATTATTTCTTCAACGATTTGATAAAGGCTTCCTTTCATAATATATCTTTTAAAAAAAGGGCATGGGCGATATCTTGCCCACGCCCCTTTTATTAAGCCAAAAACCTGACAATTACCAACTGGAAGGTACTATACCTGACCAAATCTGAAGCAAATCTTCAAGATTTGTATCAAGTGTTTTTCCAGTTGTTACTTCATCAATAAAGCTGTACTGATCATTTGGAACATTAGCATCATAGATGTCATCATCAATTGCTGAAGACAAAACATATAAGTGAACTTCCCTGGTATGTAATGCATCATAGCTTGCACCATGAAGACCAGAAACCCTCGTTCCCTTAAATGTTAATGTATAAAGGGTATAATCTTCACCCTGAATAGCATTATCAGCATATAAGAATGCACTGAGCTTTCCACCCTTATTATAATGACTGAATATACGATGTACATCATCAGCTGTTAAACTCGGATATTTAGCAAAGTATGAAATTTTGTCTTCCAACTCAGATGTTGAAGCTGCACTGAAAGTAAACTTAATGCTCTTATTAGAAGCATTGCTGTAAACAATGGCTTCATCAACGTAAGTATCATATGAGGCATATATGTTTGTAAGACTTGCATTTGAGAAACCAGTATTCAAATTAGCCACATATGTTGCAGAAGTATCATGATCATTTAATGCAGCTGTATCAGTTCCATCGACAGAAACAGTAGTTGTTCCTGCAGTTGTAGTTCCAGAGATTGAATAATAGGAAAACCCTTCAAGCGTTCCCATATCTTTTGGAAGTTCTACATCAAACTGAACCTGCTGTTCTTTTGCAACAAGCATGATATACCGGTTTACAACTTCAAGTGTTCCAGTGCCAGCTCCATCAGCAACAGTGAACAGAGTACCAGAATTCCTGCTGACAACCATGATTTGAGTAGTTGAAACAGCAAATGCTTGTACATAAAGTTGTAATGTGGCATTATTGTTAATAGCATGAGCAGAAGCAATAGAAGCAGTATTCAATGTTACTGTAGTTGCAACACCATCATCATCAGTAATAGTAATATCTGCAGCATCACCAGCATCAATATTAATTCGATATGCCCTTTTTGCTTCACATACAGCACCAGACATTTTACTGATTGGATCAGTATTGTTATTGTGCATACCATCATCAAGATAAATCTGTTCAATGATATCATCTTCTGCTTCCAGAACATAAGTATCATCTACATATCCTGATGTGGTAGTAATTGCAGCAATACTTCCTCCATAAGTAACCTGATGTGCATCATGTCTGTTATTTCTAACACCAGGCATTTTCACTTTAGGACGAATTACAAGACCATAACCCCAATGCGTAATTTCAGCAGGAGCCATAGGATTTAATTCTACAAGCCAACCTTTAAGCAATCCATCATCTGAAGTGCTTTTTGATACTTCAAGATCTGCATTTAAAGTTCCTGAAGCAGCAAGTGGGTTTGTAGTAGCAGTATGGGTATCACCAGGTATGGTAATTCCAAGCTGTTTGAATTTCAACATTCTTCTACCCATAACTTCATCACCATACAGGCCGATGATTTTATCAGTTACAGAGTTGAGAAGAATTCGGGTGATCGGTTGACGAATGTTTCTCATGATTAATTAAATTTTTATAATAAAAAGTTTATCTGTGTCTGACCTTTTCTTCATTTAAAAAGGTTTGATATCGTTGTGATGTAACACCTTCAAGATGTATTCTCACAGCCGAATCCACAACTTCTTCAAGTTGATCTTCGTTTAAATCGATATCATAAGTTATTTCTTCAGTTTCTTCATTATAAATCATATGATTAGCAACTCGAATATATTCAAGCAACAAATATGCACACTCACTTTGCTTTCCATTATCAACATAAATTTTATTGTCAATAATTTTATAATACAATCTTTCATCTGAAGGTTTCAAATAATAAGATTTTCTAAAAACAGAATCAGCATTAGCCCTTACAAATATACCACCAATCCAATCACTAAAACCAGTATGATTACATTCTTGTAAATCGTTGGTATCATAATCTAACAAAAACTCACAAGTCAGGTGTCTTACATATTCTTCCATTATGGAAGGTATAATAATAGGACTTGAATCTTGATTATTGCCACCAGTACCAGTAGTTGTTATTTGTGTAGGATCTATTTCCGGTCCATAACCGGTTATAATTCCATCGGGTATGCTAAAACGCCAGGGAAATCCATCATCAGGTGCATAAAAATACCTTCTAATAAGGTTCCTGAATTTATCACGAATGATTGGATCAAGACTCACAGTTTCATCAAAGAGACCATGAGTCTTCATCCAATCCCTTAATGCCCACTCATTCCAAATACGAACAAATTTATCTGGTAATACAGTTGACATCTTTGACATATTAATGCCAAGCAAAAATGCCTTATAGATATCTTCTACAGAATTAAGCATTAGGATATTTAGTTTTAATCATATAATCTCGAAGCTTTTGTTCATCATCCCAAAAATCAATACAATCTTCTTTCGAAAATATACTTTTGGGTGAATTTATTCCCTGTTGCAAAGATTTTAAATCTCGCTTTTTAAGATTATCCTCAAATTCTTTTTTCTCAGAATTATAAGTAATATTCTTAAAATGGTTTTCAACTGTTTTCACTTCTTCTCTAAAAGAAAAATCACCTGCAAGGTCAGCATATGCAGCCATGGTTTTTTGATATTCAGAAATAAATTCAGCATCTTTTTGATCAAAAGCCAATGACTTCAAAGCTTTCAACTTAAAAGAAAACTCATTTTTTCTTTCTTTGTCGGTGGTAATATCACCCTGAGGTATTGTACCATGTTTTAAAGCCAATCGATGATTAAAGACCTGTTTAAGATGTTGATTTTCCTTTTTAGCAATAGTTCGAATGACTTCATCAATACTACTACCAAGATATTTCTGTTCAAAGAAATACTCATTATTGCCAGTATCACGAATAATATTGACATTAATAAGATCCAGAATGTAACCATATTCTCCAATCCCTTCATTGTATTCAGGAAAACAATTCATGACATCTTCCGGATTTTCACGACAAGCCTTTAAAAGCCTGTTTTTTTGTATTTCTGTAGAAACACCGCTTACAGGAATATAACCTGGTTTTTTTGAAACATAATTAAACAAGGTTACAATAGATTTAAACTTCTCAATAGGTAAATCATGAATTAACTTCATTGCCTTAAATGCATTTTCCTCAAATTGATTTTCTGTTTTTGCAGACTCAACCTCATCATAAAAATAACCAATATATGATTGATGATTATTTTTATAATCAGATTCTGATTTTGCAATTTTCCTTGATATTAAAATAAGATCATAAATAGCCTTGTCATATGGTTTATTTATGTCAAGCTTTGTTCTATGTCTGATCTTATAGAAATTTTCCGGATTAATAACATAAGGATATTTTTCAGCCTCATCCTTATCCAACGGCTTCTTTCCAAGCATTTTTTCATTGGAAAGGTCTTGACCAGTTATATACCGATCATTAACAATTTCAATTGGAATATCCCAACTTACTTTTTTGTTAATTGGCTCAGTAAAAATGATCATCTTAATACTTGAATCTTTCATCTTTTAGAAAAGTTAAATGTTAGTCAATAAGATTATTTGCAATAGGCTTGTAAGTTTTTATAGCCTGAACCTGTGAAATTACGCCACACTGAATCAGAGCATGTTCCGTTGTACCATCAACATCATTGGAAACCTCACCACCTTTATTGATACCGGAAACAGTTCCTTTTACAAGAGGACGAAGCTGAACAAGCTGTATTCCACGTTCACCACCTTCAGTAAGACCCAAAGGCAACAGAATACAATCATGTTCATTTGACCTTGTACCATCCTTTAATGTTTTTGAAGGACGATCTTGCATATAGGTTGCACGATTAAAGTAAATTGTAAGACCACCAAAAGAATAACCGGCATAAGTATTATTAAGGATCTTGTCATCACCATCACCAACAATGTTTTGATCCCTTGTAACACCCATTTCACCCATTACAGTCATAACATCAAAATATGCTTTAGGATGCAAAATTGCAACTGCTTCACGCTTACCTAATTCATTTGGACGAATATAAGTATCAGCATCAGTCAACAAGGCCTCAATGGTTTTCTTATTCCATTTTGTTACTGGTTTTTCAATTGGACCATCACCAGAATACAAAACACCACTTCCGGAAAGGATTTCCTGTCCAAGATCATTTGTCAATGTAACCTTTTTAGTGTCTACACTAACAGTACCCTTACCCTCCAAAAGTTGAAAATTCTGATACCTGGCTAATTGACGCATCATTGAAATTTGAGCATCAGTAATAAAAGTTGCTCCACCCTTTCCATCACTTCTTGAAACCCAACGGCCACTTACTTTACCTTTTGTCATTGCTTCAGCAGTTCCTGAATAGGAATATTTAAACCGCTGTAAGGTCAAATAAGCATCCCCATAACCAGAGAAGAAATACTTTTCATTTCCACCAGTTGAAAAATCATGAGGATATTTACTGTAAGCAGACTGGATTTCATCACCTTCTTGCATAATTTCAGGAAGTACGTACTCATCGGGATTTGAACCATCGATTTTTGCACGATATCTGAAAACACCACCTGAAACCTCTTTGCCACCCTCTTTATCCATCATATAAATATGAGTTTTACCATCACTCAACATGCAAATTTCATATCCTCCTACAATATTGCTATCAAGGAAAACATAAAATTCACCACCATTATATCCGGGCATAGTTGGATTGGCATAATCAACAAAAGTAACACCATCCATATTTGAACGAAAATGCTCTTTACGAAAATCACTTTGAGCAATTTTATATTGAATGTGGTTGTTTGTTACTGACCTGAATTTTGAATTCATAAAATTCGAAGAATAATTAACGCCTTTGGTTTTATAACCTTTAGCATCTAACAGGGCAATCATATTGGCCTGTTCAGGAAACATTGAAAAAATAGTTGGCATAAAATCGGGGTCTTTAACACCAAAATCTACCAACATTCGTGAACTAATGGACTCCATGGCAACAGTGTCTTGGGGTCCTGGAATTAAACGTGCCATATCTTGTAAAATTTTTTTTATTAATTAAAACAGCCTTTACATATTTCCAAATTCTTGTGGATCAAAATCCTCTTTTCGAATTTGTCCAATTTGTCTTTCTGGGCTTCTGTCTAACTTATCAATAATCTTTTCTTTTGCAGCATTTTCTAATCTGCTTGCATACCCTTCTATCCGACCTGTTTTAACAAGATATAAATAGGGTAATAATGCAAAACTTTTTTTAGAATCAGAAAGAAGTTCAGAAAGTAATACATCAGCATCAGAAAGAATCATTTTTTCTCCATTGTATTCCTGGAGTTTTTTTTCAGTGAACTTTGGTAATTCAGTAAGAAAATCTTTTTTTTCTTTTTCTGAAAACTTAAATCCACTAATTGTAGAAAGAGTTTTAACATCTTCAATGAACTCATTAACTACTTTGTTCGTTTCTTTTTGAATTTCTGGTAATACTTTCTCCATTTCTTTTATTGAATTATCTTTAGATTTTTCAAACTCAGCCTTCTGTTTATCTACAATAACAGACCTAAACGCATCAGCTTTTTCGTTCCTTTCAATAGGAGTCATAGCTTCAATGTGGGCTTCAATTTGTTCTGCCGACCAATTCAATTTCTTTTCCTTACTTCGTTCTGCATATACATGTTTAAGAAGGTCTTCATCTGATAGAGTAGTAATTTCACTAATCTGTCTTTGGGCATTCAGCCAATTTGATACAGAAAAACCTTCTTGGGATTTTGCGGTTTTATAATTTTTTATAAATTCATCTTCATCATCATTTGATGATTTTGAATTTTCCTTCATCATTTGAAATAACCGTTCTGCTCTTTCATTTTCAGGAAGAGTTAAAACTTCTTTTGGAATTTCAACATCTTCATAATTTTTCTTAAAAGCAATCAAATATGGATCTGTCTCTAAATTTTCTGGTTCGTCTCCGGTTTTTTTTTCAGGTTCCTGTTTTTCGGGTTCCTGTTTTTCTTTAGAATCATCATCAAATAAATCCGGATTACTAAAGTCTTCAGCAAAAGCTTTGGGATCAAAATCTTCCAAACGCTCTTGATTTTCTTGATTTTCTGGGTTTTCTAATTTTTTAGTCATCTTTTCTTTTTTTAATTAAACAAAAATACAATATAATTGAGTTAAAATCAAATTACTTATCACTTACATGTTCTTTTACTGTCTTTTTTATTTTTGTATCTGTTGAGATTTTCTTTATTCTGTCTGCATGATCTTTTTCATTTTTGTCTTTCATAACTATAATATTTGCTTTATTAATCAAATAATTAAGCATAATCTCAAGTTCTTTTAATTTTGCATTAATTGTATTTGCACGATCATTTGCCATTACTGCATTATCTTCACTTTCTTTTTCATTAGTAAGTTCAAATAATTTTAATTTAGCATCTGTTTCTGCAATAACCTTATCAAGTTCTAATCTTTCAGATTCAATTTTTGCCTGGAATTCTTTAAATTGACTTTCAAACTGTAATTTTGTTTGGTCAATTTGAAGTTCCTGTTGTTTCCAATATGCATCAAATTCATTCATGAAACGCATTTTTTCTATTTCTAATTCTCTTACTCTCTGATGTTCTTCTGCTCGTTGTTGTTGTGCAATTTTTTCAGCTTTTTCAGTAAAATATTTAACTTTTGATTTTAACTCTCCAAAAGTTTCAGATTCATATATTTCTATTAAAGATGAAAAAGGTAATTGTGCATTTTTATAATGTATGGCTGCGATTTGTCGCAACTCTTCCATTTTATAAATATTTTCATTACTCCTTTCAATAGATACTTTAAGGTCAATATTTGTAAATATTTTTTCAGGGATATTTAATATTTTTCTTCCAAGCCCCAATTTATTCATTTCTACTTTACCACCATTTCTAAAAGCATATCTTCCTGCCAATGTAACAAGTTGAGTTAGTGCTTCAGATAATATTTCTTCATGGTCTGAATATAATATTTCCGTTATTAAAAATGATTGTTTTAAGCTTTCTTTAAATGTACCTACCTGGTCTGTTTCTTTAAGTTGTGCTTGTCTTTGTCTTGGTACACCAATAATATTACCCATGGACTCTTCCAATCTGTCAAGGATTAATTTTAAATTTAAAATCCCATCTGCCATTGTCAAATCTATCTGTGACCATTGATTAAAACTTGTTCGTTTTGGGTTTCCTTCTTTTGTTAAAGTTTGAATATTTACAATACCAAGTTTCTTTTGAAAATTCCATTCATTATCAGACATATCATCAGGTTTTTGTGATCTGTCCATTATCATAGATTTCACACCTGATAATGCGATTAACAATTCCATATGAGTATAAATAACATCATATAGTTTTTGTATATCAAGTGTTGCTCCTATTAAAGAATAAGGGGTTTCTGTAGAACCAAAAACCGGTAAATTAATATCTGAATGCTTATCAATTGCTCTTGGAACAAACCTTTTTTTTCTTTTATTTACAACATATTCATTATTTATAACAACTGCTTCATATAAATCATTAGTATAACGATTAATAATCTTTTCTCCTTTTTTTACAGAATAAGTTTGTGCATCTTCCCTTCTTATTACATCATCAGGATTATCTCGAGCAACAAATGCTTTCTTTTTAAAATCATATTTATACACATCTTCATTTATAAGTTTCATATATGGATCTATAATGTTTCTAAAAAATTCACCTTCTTCATGAGGATTAGGTGATACTTTTATTTTTTCTTCTCTTGGTGCTTTAAAAAAAACCCTATCAATTCTTATCCCACCAGAAGTTGTATAACCAGAATATGGCACTTCAATTGCTCCTTCAGGCGTACTTCCGAAATTGCCATTAACAGAAGTTTGATTTTCTTCAAGGATTTTATCAATCACATCATTTCCATAATTCTTTTTTAATTCTTCACCAAATTCAATAAGAACTTGCTGAGGTGTCATTAATTCATTAATAACTACCCAGGGTCCACGATTTATTCTATCAACTCCTTCAATGCGGGGATAATAAACCATTAAATCATTAAGTGCTTCAAAACGAGGATATCTTTCATCTTCAAGATAATCTACCCAATATGCTTGTTTACCAACAACACATTTTGAACGAAAAGCCTTTTTTTCTGCATTTTTTATTTTCAATAAAGAATATAATGTTACCATTATTTTTTCTGCAATTTCTTCTTTATATTCTTTAAAATCAAACCTTATATACCTTTCAACTTCATCTTTAATTTCTGCAAGTTGTTCATCTTGTGTTTTGGTTTGTGATTGTAATAATTGCATTTGAGCAATTATGTTTGGCATTAAAGATTGCATTCGTTTTAATTCTTGAGCCTGTTCCTGAGTTTCGGGTTCTTGACTAACATATTCTTGAAGTTCTTGAATTTTTTGATCAATTGATGATATCTTAACACTTGCATGCATTCTCATTTCAGAAATCTTCAAAAACATCATATCAATTAACTGTTTAATGATTAATTCATATTTTTCATCTATAGCTTCTTCATTTATTGTTCTAACAACAAATTCTTTAGGTCTGATAGTTAATTCAGATATAAGAAGATCGATAAGATGCCTTTGTAGAGGAATATGTCTTGGCATTGCTGGTAGTGTATAATTACCATATTTGAGAAAATAATCCATCCGTTTTTCATCAAATTCATTATTATAATATTGCCAATACTTTTTATCTAATTTTTTTCTGTTTACATCTACACTTGTTTTTGATAAATACAATGCAATATTTTTTATCCAATTGGAATCTTTTTTACTTTCAGGTACATTCAGATTTGGTATAGTGCTCATATTATTTGTTGTTGTAATTCACCATTAATTCTCTTATAAACTAATATGCCCTTTATCTTTGTTTTATCTTCTGTTGTAGATTTAACAACATAATGTTCATATTCTTTTGCATGAACTTCTGCTTCAGCCATTGCCATTGTAATATCACAATTGTAATTCTTATTAAATTTAAACTTACTTAAGGCTTCTATTATTCTTATAATTCTTAAATTATTTATATATTCTGGTATTAATCTATCTTTTAAAATTGCAAGAACGTGAGGCTTTAAAACCTTATCTGTTCCATATTGATTTTGTAATTTACTATCATAAATCTTACCAGCAAATGCTAATTGAGGTCTTTGTTCCAATAAAACAGCAAACCCATTGTTTTTATAAAAGTCAAATATACGAATATTTGAATATTCAATATTATTTGTTGTCCCATAATATATACAAGCATATATTGTATGCATAAAAAATAACTCCGCACCACCTTCAGCAACAGATGGCCGTTCAAATATTAATGCAACAGGTGTAACATATATTGGAGAAGGACTATTTTGTCTATATGTTTTTCTTATAACCATTGATCCTTTAGAGGTAGATGTTTCTGCTTCATCTTGATCATAACTATCTGTGCCACCTTTATAAAGACCAGGATATGGTTTTCCATTTTCATCCAGTTCTGGCTCTTCTAAAATTTCTATAAAACCATTTTCTTCATCAATTACGAAATCAATTCCTTCCCATAAATTTAAAGGATTTTTAGGCACAAGTCTTCCAACTCTTGTTATTTGTTCTGAACGATCACTTAATATTTTTCTTTTTTGCCTTTGCAATGCTTCTATTATTTCTTGTCCAAAATATCCAATGGAACTTCTCATTAAAGCATCAGAAGCATAATAAGCCCATTGTGAACGGATAATATGTCTTTCTTTAATATGTGCATCAGCTACTTTTTTATCAATATCTTTTCTACTTTTTTCTCTTAAAGGATTGCCATGATCATCTATAAAGTGAAACCAATCTTTACCTGTAAAATGACCAACAACAGAATCTTTGATTTTTTCTTTTTCAAAAACATTTTGGAATGTTAAAATATCATATTCTTCAGGATCATAATGTCTATCTTCAAGATCAGCACCCCCTTCATCCATATCCCCACCAGTACCTATATATAATTGCCAACCTGTTTTTTTACCTTCTGCAAATTGTGATGGTGAAACAAATTTTGAAACTTCTTTACTCCAACCTTTTTTACCTTTTCCAATTTCTTCATGAATTACAAAATAAGGAGAAAACCTTGATAAACTTTGTGGTTTATCTCTTGCTGTAAGAGCCCTTATTTCAGAAAGAAAATATTTTGCATGTAATAATCCTCCATTTACTGTCCTGGTAATATCTCGTTCTTTATAAAATTGAGTGTTTTTAATATAATCCAATCCTCTCATTGCATTATCAAAAGTTTTATCAGCATCAACTTGTTCGCCAGCTACAACAATATTTTGAGAAGCAGGAACAAAAGAAAAATTCCATCCCAATACACCACCAGCTACTTTTTCAGAAAATCCTTCTTGTCTTCCTTTTAATTCCTGGCCATCCTTACTTTGCATAAACATCATTTCAAGTCTATGGAAAAAGAAAAAATCCATTGCTGTAAAACGAGGTTTTATAATACTTTTTATTGATTTATTTTTTGCCAATCCATATATTGGCCAGAAATTAAGATAAAAGTAAAACCTTCCACTTATATCAAAAGTATTATCTTTTATTAATAAATCATATAAGGGAATATATACATCATTACCATACCATATTACATCTTCACCATCAATTAAAAAGTCTCCACCTTTTTCAATAAAATTTTTTACTGTAAACCCATTTTTACACCTATCTTCTTGTCGAGCCCACCAAGCCTCATCAATATTGTAATTTCCTGAACTTAAAAATTCTTTATGTATATTATGAGGAGGCTTAAAATAATAATCTTCATCATGTGGAAGGTCATCTCCAAATGTGACTGGTGAAAACTGTCTTGTATTTGTAAATCTCATTTTTCTGCCTCCACATGAGTATCAAATAATCTTCGTTGATTTTGATTTTTATTTCTTTCTTTTTTTAAATCAATACGCAATTTTTGCTCCAACTGCATTAAAGCTTGTGCCTGACTAATAGCATTTAATTTTTCCTTACTATTATCTACTTTGATTGGCAATTTTGCTTTAGCTTTTGTTTCTACAATTTCTCCACTATCATTAGTGTATTCAACTGTTATTTCAACTTGCTGTTTTACAAGATGGAACATTTTTATACTTTGAATATGTTCATAAAGATCCTCAATATCTTTTTGAACATTTTGATAAAATCGTTCTATTGTAGTCATGCAGTCTTTAGAATATATTTTAATTACTGCTTGAACATTGGGATCATTTTCTATTTCTGAAACATTTTCTCCTTTAAAATAAACTGATTGCACTTTTTCTTTTCTTTCTCCTGGCAAATAAGATTCAAATGCATGCTCAGATTTATAAACATGATAAATCCAAGTTATTACTTTATTAAAATATGACTTATTCTCTGAAATGTCTGAATCCCATAGCTTTTTCACTTCCTTAAAAACCATTGCTTCAGGATCAATAACAATTTTTGCCTCTTCTATATTAAATTTCAACCAACTCATTTACCAAAAAAATATGTAAAATCAACATTAATAAAATTTCCATTAAAAACCTTTTCTGGAGTATCATATGAAAAATACTCATAAGATGTACCAAAAGCAATACCCTTTCTGGTCATATAACCTGTCCCAAAACGTATTTTACTCCAGGATGTCCAAGATTTTAACTGATTTCCTACTGATCCAGCAAGATACCATCCTTTACGATATTTATATTCAATAACTGGATCAACAGGCGGTGGTGGATTATTAATTACCCATTGTTTTATTATTTTTTCTTTGTAAATTGTATATTCAGGAAATGATATTTCCTGTAAATGCCCCATGACCTTCACATACCAAAATAATTCAAAATCTGGAGTTTTAAGAGTATCATAATAAACAACCTCATAAATATCAATAGTATCACCTGATTGAGAATGAATAGCAAAATAATTGAAAATTTTTTGAGAATCTTGTGCTGTTAAATCTTTACTAATATATTTAATACCTGTATATTTAGTTATGGTATCATAAATAGTATCAATCTTTTCTTTAGCCCTTACACAACTATCATATTTTGCATTATGATATTTTATTTGACGATTATTTTCCTTATTTATTTCTACAATAAGTTCTTTTAGATTTTTTTTAGCGGAACATTCTGTAATACCCCATATTGATAGCCCAATAAGAGCAACTAATAAAATTGCCTTGATTATTTTGTCTGTCATATCTTTTATCTTTTAAATAATTCACGATAACTTAATAACTGGGTTTTAGGATATCTGGAAATATTAACTTGATTACTTTGGTTTCCTCCTAAAACATAAATATAATTTTCTGTTTCTCTAATAAAAAACCCTACATGTCCAAAAGGACTATCAAAACGGATTCTCCATAAAACAACAAGAGAACCCAATATAGGATTTTCTATACTTCTACCAAACGACAACCATGATCTTGCTCGTAGGTCTTTAGTGTATTCATAACCGGCCTTCATTACACACCAATTAACAAATGCACTACACCAAGCAAGTTCATCATTATCTACCCACCGGTGGCCAATATCATGGAAGTATTTCAACACTTCGAGATTGTGCTCCGGTCCCGGCATCTCTTTGATCCCATACTCGGCCAATGCAATATGAAGGAGGTCTGTCATTTGCGAATCATTTCGTTTTTATCGGCAGATCCTTTCGAGCTACCGTAAAAATAACTAACTACCACGCCAAAGGCAGCGATGAATGCACCAACGGCAAGGCTGATGACATCCCTCATCTCCTGCCGGAAAAGCAACAGCATGATTATTAAAACGATTGTTCCGAGAGCTATCAATGCCCCCAAAGCATACATAAATATATCCTTTGCTTTCATCTCTTACATATTTTGTTTTTACATAAATTCCAAATCTCTTTTACAGCAAGGCCGACAATTGCCCCCAGTGCAGCAAAAAGCAGAACTTCTACAATTTTATGCATTGTAATTAATCCAATAACAGAACCCGAGCCACCGAAGATCTCGGGCAAATTATCGATTAGTCTTTTCATCTTCATTTTATTTTGCTTATCCGGAGGTCAGCCGGGTTAGTACATAAAATTTGAGTTTTATAATTATATCGTGTTAGTGTTTACCCATTTTTCAAGCCAACCGCCCAGAGCGGCCCATAGCAATACAAGCCCGATCCATACATACAATTCCGCCCTCCAAAACTTGCTATCCTTTGAACCAGCATAATCCCATACCCATTTATTGATATGATTAATGATCCGATCATATATCCAGTAAGAACAGCCAAAAGCGAACAAAACGGTAAGCACACCACCATGCCAGGGAGTTAGCAACAAAGCGGGATTAATTACATATACTCCCCATGAAAACAAGGGGAGCAGCCCAGTGATCAACAGCCCTCCTACACACAACCTTCCGATCATATGCCATATTTTGCTATCACGCTTTACATTGTGATGCTTCCAGCGGATCACGTATCCGTTCCAAAGGGCAAAAAGAAGAATTAATAGATATATCATAGTTTATGTTTTAAGCAATATGATCAGCAGCCACCTCACGGTTTGGTTGTTGATACGGTTATCCCATCTCCGGCTGCATTCGGGTAAACATAACAGGTATCCCCGTTCTCGTTGGTCATTATCCAGCCGGTAATATCGGTATCTGTTGTTCCTCGGAAAGCCCTTAAGAAGACCCCGGAGGCATAGCCTATATCAAGTTTCTCTTGTGGTGATGTAGTGCCGATGCCCACATCCCCCTGTATAACCATACCCCCCTGATATATATTTTTTGTTGGTGTTTCCGTCTGCAAGGAGTAGCCGGAAGTCATCACTCTGTTCGTGCCAGTAGTGGAACTAGCTACAAACAAACCATTGCCGTAAGTAACAGACCTCCAATCATTGGCCTCTGTTGCACTCCTTGCTGTCCATGTCACCCCATCAGGTGAGGTCATTACTCGGTTTGTACCATCATAGGAAACAGCGACAAACAAACCATTGCCGTAGGTGACAGACCTCCAATCATTAGCCTCTGCTGCCGCCCTTGCTGTCCATGTCACCCCATCAGGTGAGGTCATCACCCTGTTCGTGCCATCATTAGCAACAGCGACAAACAACCCATTGCCGTAGGTGACAGAATACCATTGATTGGCCTCTGCTGCCGCCCTTGCTGTCCAAGTCACCCCGTCAGGCGAGGTCATTACCCTGTTCGTGCCAGTGAAAGAAATAGCTACAAACAACCCATTGCCGTAGGTGACAGACCACCACATATTAGGCTCTGCTGCCGCCCTTGCTGTCCAAGTCACTCCGTCAGGTGAGGTCATTACCCTGTTCGTGCCAGCAATGGCAACAGCGACAAACAACCCATTGCCGTAAGTGACAGAATACCATTGATTGGCCTCTGCTGCCGCCCTTGCTGTCCATGTCACTCCATCAGGCGAGGTCATTACTTGGTTTGTACCACTGTTTGCAACAGCGACAAACAACCCATTGCCGTAAGTAACAGATAACCATTGATTGGCCTCTGCTGCCGCCCTTGCTGTCCAAGTCACCCCATCAGGCGAGGTCATCACTCTGTTCGTGCCAGTGTAAGAAACAGCTACAAACAAACCATTGCCGTAAGCGACAGAAAACCACATATTAGCCTCTGTTGCACTCCTCGCTGTCCATGTAAACCCCCTGTCATACAAAGGAGCAGACTCAACAGAGGTTATCGCATCCTTTGTACTTAACACAGTCCCCGTCAGGTCGAAGTAAGAGGTGTCGCCTGCTGCCGGAACAAGAGCATATCCAATACTATCATCCTTCATCACAAGCATTGTATCGGAATCAAACAGAGGAAGATTGCGAATGCCTACATCACCGTTTACATCGAGAGCAAACCCGGGAGTAGCCGTGCCGATACCTACATCCCCCCCATCATAATATATTCCGCCTCCGGCAATGGTATCCCAAACGGAGCTTCCGCCACCAATATCGCTTCGCACCCAGTCGGGCTGGTTGGTAAAGGGGTTAAACCTGTATTCGTAGGTAGCCTGTGCCATCCCCCACAGGGGGATCAACATAATAAAGATCATCAATAGCCTTTTCATCTCTTAGCTTTTAAATGAATAATTGAGTGATGCGCGGTCGTCCCACACTTTGTCGAACTTCTCGTTGCCTTCGGCCCATTCCTTGGTATGTACGTTGGCCGAAATGGTAATGCGCAGGATCTTCCACTTTGCCTCACCCTTACGGGATGCCGTGGTTGCTGTTTCCCAGCCGGGGTTTTCGTCGTTGTACCAGCCTTGGTATATTACCGTTGCCTGATCCGACAGGTCGGTAACATGGGCACTGGAGTTGATATTTTCTCGGATTGTCATGGCCTTAAGTATTAATTATGATTAATTGAGTAAGCAAATTTGTATGCCCGGACAGGGTTTTTAAAGGACATTTTAGTCTTCCAGCCGTCCTTCTTCTTCCACGGCCGTCATCTCATCATGGCCCCGTTTATAGGAGTCCCACTCCCATACTCCTTTCACCCCGTTCTGGTTTAGTTTTTCAAGCAGTTCATTGTTCTTTTCCAATGCCGATACCATGTCGCGGCTGCTGTCGCCAGGCGCCTGCCTTGATGCTGCAGGCGCTGCCGTGCTCACTGCCTGTGGGCCGGTGCTACGTTTGGCTTCTATCACATTTTCGTAGGCAGCCACTTCCGGATCCTGGCGCAGCCAGGTGGGGATCACATATTCCTGCCCGGCCTCGGCCAGTTGCGCCTGGTGCTTATAGGGCAGTGTCGGACCACCAAACTCATATTGGCTTTTAAAAGAAGGCTTGGGGGTGGCGTAGATCTTCCGTACCTGGGCAAAGCCATAGAGTACCGCAGAGGCTGCCGCTATCGGGCCCAGTAGCCACCCCACTACCGGTATCTCAGCCGCAGACTTATATGCCGATATACCGGCAGCCAGTGTGCTCATCGTCGCCTCAAAGGCCATCAATGCTTTATACTCGCCGCTCTGCTCATCATACATGGCTGCCATTGAACCTGCCATATTGCCAAAAGTCCCCATAATGGCCATGGCGGTTTTTTGGTTCATGTCTGCCTGGTACTTCAAAGAAAGCTCCTGCTGATCCTGCCTTTTCGTTTCATACTCCCCGGAAATTCGCAGCATCTCATCGGCATGCAACTGTTCAAGCTCTTCCTTCAGCCGATCATACTCTTCCTTTTTCATGATCCCCTCACTGTGGAAGAAATCCAGTTGATTGAGAAGCTGCTCATACTTGGCCTCGGTCTCGAATACCTCCTGGCCCTGCTCATCCAGCTGCATGTAATAAATCTCGTCCTGGATGTTTTTCATCCTGTCGAGATGAGCCTTGTATCCTTCTTCAACAAATCGCTGGGTTTCGGGGTCCATGGGAAAGGGGCCCATGTCGAAAGGGATATTTCCGGCGGGCGCATCTTTGTCCTTCTTTACATCGGGGGTTTTCCCGTAATCTTCCAGCACCTTAATCTCTCTTTCCTTTGCCTCGATAAGGGCCATGTTGGCTGCCAGTGCTTCTTTGTCGGCAGCGGCAATCCCTTCACGGGCTTCTTTCAGCCCTTTGAGTTCCTCTTTCAGGGTGGCGATGGTGGTGATGG